CATTGATTAGTTCATGACCACAGGAATCAAGAACAGATTCCATGTCTTCAAAGTTTGGTGCAAGTATTTTCATATATTCTTTCACTTGTGTTAGTTTATTTTAGTTTCTTATTAATCACCAAGATGAAGTATAAAACAATCGTTCTTTATCCCAGTTGGTGTTGTCAATAAGATTAGAAATTTCATCAATTGCTTTTTCAATACGTTCCCAATAGTATTCATCAACATCAGTTGATCCAAAAAAGAAACCAGAAACTGGCATCATTTCAGAAGGATCATTTTCTGATTTTGTATTCAGTAATGTTTCCAGCAAATCAATTAAAACATCTTTGTCTAGTTCATAATGTGCGCAGTTGTCGATTCCTACTTGAACATGTGTGACAAACCAATTATGAAGCGCATTAAATTTGCGCCAATAGGCCACCTGATGAAAGATAGTATAATAGTCTTTAAAAGTATCTGGATATGGTTGATCTAATGGCAAAAACTCTACGATTTTTGGATCGTTTGGATTGGGTTCCCTGTCGAGTTCGTGCAATTCGTCGATGGTGTGTTTGGTCTTTTTGACCTTAAAGATATACATGTCTAGTCCCATGGCTTTATTCTATTTTAGTTTTTTATTAGTATCGAAATTCAGTTTCATCAACTGCATCTTTCATTAGTTGTCGAAACAACACACGCCAAGACCTTTCGTTTAGAATTTCCATTCTTTGTTTATTGATTATTACTTTGCTTTCTTCAAGTTGATCTTTATAAGAAGCTACTTTCTTTTCGAGATATTTGATTCTGTTTTCAGTTTTTTTAGTATCACTCATAAGAAAATGTTTTTACTACTCTGTTTGGATTTTTCATAAGTTTCATAACCATATCTTCTGCGGCTTCCGCTGTCGCCCAAATTCCATAATCAAAATCTGTAATCCAAAAACAAAGAAACTTAAATTGAATTGCATAGTATATTCTAGCAGTTCGATTGTCTATGCGTTCTACAATTCTATATTGTTCACTCATTGTTTTCTAGAGTTCCTTACTTCAGCTGTATTGTACTTTCCACAAGTTCTGTCACATACAGAGATGGATTCTTGCCTGTTTCTAGTTTCGTTTCATACCAATCTTCAGCAACTTCTCGATCATCAAATTCTTGTTCTTTTCGCTCTGAATCAAAAGTCCAAGTGAGAATATACTTTACAACCCTATTGTTTTTAACTTTCGTCATAATTTGCTTCAAGAGTATCAGTATGAACTACATCCTTCATTAGTTTTTGAAAGTTTCTTCGCCATTCTTGTTCATAATACAGAATGTGTTTTGCTTATGTATTTCAGCATTAGCAACCAGTAAATCATCTTTCAAATCGTCTATCTTTCCTTGAAGACGTTTAATTTTTGCTTCGTGTTTTTTATCGTCGTTCATACCTAATTATATCAGTGTTCCTTAATACCAAAGATCATCATCACTAGCTTTATAGATGATATAGCATACTGCAAATGTTGCCAGAGATGCTAAAACTATTATTGCTATCCACATAATGATTATAGCCATACTCATAATTTAATAGTTCATTTTTGGTTGAGGGTCGTTTGTCAAAACAACTTCTTTTCTCTTTTTCTTAGGCTGCATCAACTTATCGATGATTGCCAAAGCTTCTTCTTTAGAATTAAACCAACTTTTATAATTAGCAACATCGTCAATGCCAAATATAAAGGAGTTATTAAGTATGTCAAACCAGAAGCAGAGAACCTTTCTCTCTACATGATAGATCTCTTTGCTATCAACTCCTAACCTCCTTTTAATTATTCGATACGTTGCCATAATTTTAGTCTTTGTCACTATAAGCCTCAGCTAGTTTCTTTGCCGCAAGAGCATACACCTCAAAGAAAGTTTCACGATCTTCTAGTGATAGATCTAACACTCGCTCACCTACAGTCTCTAAGAATGTGTCTTCTTCTTTAGTGCTATAGGTAAGATCAGCAATCACTATAATATTCTCTTTGCCTTCAAAGCAGTTCTTGTGAATGCTACACATATTTTTTCTGACATAATCTCCATCATTCTCCCACCCAAGAACATCAATATATTCTTGCAATTTACCGTATTTACCATTAGGAAAGTACTTAACAATAACCAGTCTATTGTCTACATCCTCTGGAGGTTTACCAATATAGGTCGGAGGTTGTGCGCCAATGTTGTCAATTCTGATCTTCATGATGTGTTTTATATTTTAGTTTTTTATTAATAGATGGTAGCCACGGTCGGGGTCGAACCGACAAGCCGATTAGGGCAACGGATTTTAAGTCCGCAGTGTTTACCAATTTCACCACGTGGCCATTTATTATTGTTTATTCATCCAATCAATTACATCATGCAAACCTTCAGATTTATTACCATCTCCATAACTGCAGAAATGTTTTCCTGTGGTTTTTTTACCATGCCAAGGATGTTGATCGGTTTTGGTGTTTTGCCAAGTATAGATTTGACCATAAGGTTCATTGTCTTTAGAAACATTGATGAATGTTTTGTTGTTTGAACCTTTCAAACGCTTGCTGTAAGTGAGTCGCATGTCAGTATGTTAATCTAGTTTCTAATTAATGCAATAGAATTTTTTATAAACAATTTTCTCTAAACCAAAGTTATTAAGATTTGGAAGTATTGAATTTCTAATAAAGTTTCTTCTGTATTTGGTATCATTGTTTGTAGGATCTTCTACAACAAATTCCCAAAGGTTATTATTATCAATGTAGTCTTTTATATTCGACTTTTTTGTTTTCAAAAAAGGACGAATCATTTTATGATTATTATTATGAAATTTAGTTGCGATTGGAATGGGTGTGTATTCTGGACAACCTTTTAATGTATTCATCAAATATGATTCAACAGCATCATTGAGATGATGACACACAATAATATCTTTGTTTAGACTAGAAAAAAATTTAAGTCTTTCTTTTCTAAGATGATCTTCAATTCCATGTTTGACATTATCATTAAAGTTAGTTCTTTTACCCAAGACTAATTTGATATTATGTTGCGAGCAAAATCTTTCAACAACTCTCTGCATTTTTGCATTTGTTGATTGGAAGTTATGATTGAAGTGACAGGCAGATACTTTATCTTTGTATAACCTTGATAGCAAGTGTAAACATGCTATAGAATCAATTCCTCCACTTACAGCAACACAAAAATCTTCTTTAGGAATTAATGATCTATCAAGTCTAATCATATCAATACATGTTTCCGCTGAACATGTTGCCTTTGGATACATATGTTCCATCAACCTTAGTCAATGTATTACTATTTCCATAAAGACTACGAGAAACAATAACACCTCGACTTGAAGGTTTCTTAAACGATTCTGATCTCCAACTGCTTTTGATTACTTTGATAGGTGCTTTGAATTTGTTTGACATGGCTTTATAATATCTTAGTTTTTTATTAGTTTCCAACCACATTTAGTCTGTAGTTGTCTTCCTTGTTTTAAATGATTGAATGCACCTATAGATAATCCTGTTTTTTTAGACATATCTGTCAAAGATAATTCCAATGTTTCTAAAGTATACACATTAAACCATTTAATTTTATTGAGTTCGTTTTTTGTTAAACTCATTTTATTTTTAGAATCTTCTTTGTGTGTATAAGATGGTCTGACATATCCTTTTTGTTTTTTTATCTGCCAACTTTTTTTAGCCCAAGCACTCCTATTTTCTGTTGTAGCTTTTACCATGTTATTTAAATTTTTATTATTATGCCAATATGTTTTTAAAGATTTTGATATTTTTAATTTAGTTTCTTCTGATGGTATACCACCATTACCACCCTCTGTTAGATTATAACCATTAGGAGAAATAGTATTGTGGTTATTTATATAATAAATTTCTTTATCGCAACACTCTTTAATTGAATTACAAGTTTCTAAAACTTCCCAATCAAAGTTATCAATACCATACTTACGTATTGCTTGTTTAAAAAGATAAAAATAATGTTTATTAGAAGGTGAATTTGCTTTACATAAATGCGCTTTCTTTCTTTCTTCTAAAGTTTTTGTAGTATATCCTATATACTGTTTTCCATTAATTTTATTAGTAACCATATATACAATCATGCTATATTATTTAGCACAAAAATATAAAAAATAATATAGAGGTTGTTTATTTTAAACATCTGATTGTTATAATCTAGTTTTTATTTGATAACAATCACCTCCCTTGCTTGGCATATTTTTTCTTGTAATTTTTTGAATTCTTCAAACGGGAAGATTTCGTTTTGGCATGAATTCCTTTTCTCTTAATTCTGTTGTCGTTTTTTGTTGTTTTAGTTTTCATAAAGTTATTATATCATTAAAGTTTTAATATGCAAATGTTTTTTATTATAAAGGTGGAGCCGATTGTCAGATTCGAACCAACGACCTACTCATTACAAATGAGTTGCACTACCACTGTGCTAAATCGGCTAAAAATGGCTCCAAAGGTTGGGATCGAACCAACGACCTAGAAGTTAACAGCTTCCCGCTCGTTCCACTGAGCTACTTTGGAGTTAAAAATACTTTCTATTGCTGAAGAAGCTTTGGTCTTAAAGACACCACTCGTTTATCCTTCTGTCACTTTTCTGCTAGTAGAGGCTCGTCGGAGATTTCCAATCTGCTTTCCCAACATACTTCGGGCGATAAAGACCACAATAGAAAAAAGAAATTATATATCATCTATTACTTGTAATGGAAAATATCCAGATTTATGATTAAAATTTGGATACATTTTTACCATTATTCTTGTAATTGGCAGTCCGTCTGTTTTTATTTTACCCTTTTCACCATATATTTTTAAATGTTTGTGACAAACTAATAAATCTCTTTTAAAATCACTTAATTTGACCATCTGACCATTTTCAAACTTTACAATTTTTTGACCATCGAGAATTTCACCATACATTTTGTCGTCATATTGATGTATTTCATTAAACTCTGTATTGAATATATACCCATCCCCTGGAATAATAGTGTATATATCATTCTTTTGCATGTTTTCTAGCAGTTTTAATGTCTCATATTGAGACATTTTTTCTTCTAACAGTGGGATAATGTTGGCTGTTCCGTTTGAATTTGTAGTGTAATAATACATTGAGATATTTTTAGGTAAATTCAGATATTTAACATAATTCAAAGCTCTATTTTTATCTATTTTATTTTTATTTTTTGCTATATCTTCAAAGTTTAAGTTTTTAAGATATTCATATTCATGAATAAAACTTATTTTTCTAGCTTTAATATCCATATAACTATTCAAAAGTTTAGGAATATCTGTATTGTAAAATGTATGCATTTTTTCATTTCCTACTATTTTATAAAGATCATGTATACTGCTGTGTTTAATATTACTAACATCTACACTGTATTCATATTCACCAGATCTTGTTTTTGGATATAAAAAAATAAAACGTTCTCCGTGCTCATCATCTACTTCTTCTATATAAATTAATTTGTTTATTTTAGATTCAATATTTTTTAATTTTATATTAATAGTTTTTAATATATTATTTATGCGCTCATCTAAATATTTTTTTCTTTTTTTATATTCTTCGATTTTATTGTCGTCTAAATCATAATCATCTTCTCTAAAATCATCTATTCCGATTAATATAGCCGTTGGTTTTTTATTTAAATGTTGTAATACTATACCTTCATTTGAATTATATTCTTTGGTCTTATATTTTATAGATTTATTATCATACATTAAAGTTATTCCATAACCAGTGAATGATTGATTTGGTAATCTTGAATCTATGCTCACATTGGTTCCTCTGCGCAACCCATTTTTTAAAATAAATTCTAAGTCATCTTCATTACGTAATGTATGTATGATACCATCAATCATTGTTTTTATTTAATAAAGCACAATAGAAAAACATAGAAAATGATTTGCCCATAGCATTTCGGCCTACGACTCATCAAGGGCTGTGACTATCTAGGGAACCGCTCCTAGCAACGTCATACTTTATCGCGCATGAATACGAATTGCGAGGGGAAGGAATTTAACCTTCACTCTAGACTATGGGCCTAGCGATCTCCGTATGATCCCTCTCGCAAAGTGTTTTCCCCACTACCGAATAATTAACCAAGCGGAGCTTTGATCAATTTGAAGAAACACAGTGACTATTTCATCTTGGTAGCGACTCCAAGCCTACTTTAATTTATGTCGGATTACGTTTGTCATCATCGGGTTGCTAACCCGCTCTCTGTCAACTCGCTCATTGTAGTGTCTTTGCCTACAATGGCAGGGAAAAAATGATGGGGTTATTCTCATATCATTATTAAAACCGTGCGCTGTTTAGTATGCATCCATCAAGCGTAGAGGGTATGAGGAGAATAAAGTCGCTAAACTCTGCCCCATTGAAAATTATTAACTGTTTTATGAAAACAGCCACTGCCAATCTTCTGGCATGTCAGAAATATTTAAAACTTTAGCTTTTATTTTAGTTATTTTATTTGTAATTGCTTTTTGAAGTCTGTGATGCCCATCTAAAATTGACTGCTTTCCGTTGTTTTTATTTAAAATTAAAATTGGATAGTCAAGATTAGCTTTTTGAATATTAGCTAATGTTTCGGGATCAGTTTTAGTTTGGTGAAGAGCTAAAGGCTTAAGACTATCAACATTTATTTCTGATATAGGCATATCCTTAGAAAAAGCAAACAAATCACTAATAGTTACTTTAACTAATTTACCGTCATTTGTTGTATCTTCCCAACTAGTCTCTTGCCAATTATCACCGTGCATGCTTTCAATAATCTTACTATATGCTTCACTAAGTAAAATTTGATCTCTGTGTTTCATTATTATATTTATTAGATTGGTGCGGGATATCAGAGTTGAACTGATCTCTCAAGTTTGGAAAACTCACATATTAGCCGATATACGAATCCCGCGAAAATGGTGGGCAGAGTTGGATTCGAACCAACGTACTCGAATGAGAACAGATTTACAGTCTGTCGCCTTTAACCACTCGGCCATCTACCCAATAATAAAATTGGTGGACGCGAGGAGCATCACACTATGGTTTTCACCACCAGATTTCTCTGTTTGTGCGCTGGACTATGCCTTTACCTTAGTATTTTTACTTTAGGTAGGTGATTATAGTCTCTACACCTTCTCATTATCTGAGCTTGGCTCGGCATTGGGACGGATATTATTCCAGACCGTTCACCGAATTTACACCTTACTAACTATTCGTTTCCAAATAGCAGACCCTCATTAAGTTGAACTCCTGTCCTCTATCAACTTACATTAACCTTCAAACATGCTTATATTGTCTCGTTAAGGTGAGACTTTCCTGTTAGGGACGACCGATTTCTCTGCCATCCTCCACCAATGTATTAGACAGAATACATACTGTTTTATTACCTGTTTTGTATCCAAGAGCAGAGCAGGTTTATCTCTTGGCGTATTTGCTTAGGCAGCTAAAGCAAGTTCGCCTTGTGGGGCGAAAACGCGATTAGCAATACCACGCACAGCGTTAACAATTCTGTTGCCGTTTATGTTTTTTTGATCAGCTTTTTAAGAGGCCAACTGATCAACCTCTACATGCTAGTTGAATGCTTATCAATACAGTCGAAACCAGAACGCGCCCGATAAAATTGGTTGCGGGTTTCGGAATTGCACCGAAACTACTTCTGCTTATGAGACAGATCCAGCACTACTACTGGTTGACCCGCGATTGAAAATTATGCCGACTAGAAAGGCGACTATAATATGTTCCCTTACTCACCCGCATACGCAGTTCTGCAAGTCATTTATATTATAGTACAGGGCATGAAGCCCTTTAACCTTAATAGCGGCAAATTGGTACTTGCATGGAGAATCGAACTCCAATTGTACGGATGAAAACCGTAAGTCCTAACCGTTAGACGATGCAAGCTATAAAACTTAAATTTTTTCTGTCAAAGAACTTTGATTATTGATTCGCTTTCGAATCAACCATCAAGACAATCGATTCGATTGAAGTGATGCAAGAATCATAACATATTTATCTTACATGTCAAATTAAATTTTGTCTTTCCATAATAAATACAAAGGCCAAATTAAAAAAAAGAATCCCCATAAAGTCTCATCCATTTTTTTATGATACAAAGAATAAAACAAACCGATTGTGTGAATGACACACATAGCTTTTAAATAAAATGTAACAGCGTCCATGGTTATTTTCCTTTATAGACATAAAAGTCTCCATCAAAAAACCAAACTTTTCTATTTCCAACTTGTTCAAGGATGCATTCACAATTTGCACAAGGTTTTGAAATTGCTGGTTTATCATTGTTGTCGATCCTAACATTAACAAATGTTATATCACTACAATCTTCAACTCCTAATTTAATTAAACAGGAAATTTCAGAATGGATACCTGCTGTATAATTTGAATTAAGATCTTTTGTTGGTTCATACACACCAAATTTATGATGAGGATGAAGCTTATTGTAATTATTATATCCAATGGCAAGCATTTTATTTCCTTTAAAAGCAAACGTGGTGTGAAAACACTTACCAGTTTGTTTTGTAGGTTTTAATGCTCTTGTAATTTCTTCTAATCTTTTGAAATTAATAGCCATTGGGTATTAACTTATAAACATCAAATACCGTGTTGGATGTGTTTCCAGATGTTTCTTTAATCAAATCACACTCACCATATACTTGTACAAGATTTTTAATTCTTTCTTCAAGAATATGTGCGTTGATTTTTTTATCAGAATTTAATTTGCAATGATGAATTGACAAATAACAAGTATCATCATACTCCACCAATTCTGTCAAAGGATGCAAACATTCATAGTCTGATACAAAATCTTTGATGATGTTGTTGATTTCTTCTGGTGTGATTTTCATTATAGTGCTGTATATTCTTCAGTAAATTCAATTCTGACATTTTCCCTTGGAACGTCTTTGAAATAATTCAAAGCTCTAGCTTCAACAGAACGAAACCTATCAAAGATTAATTCACGAGTTGCAGGAACTTTAGGAAGAGTGAATCCTTTCTCAGACAATGCGCGATTAAGAGCGATTTTCATTGCTGTTTCTTTGTCATAATTGTCATGTGGACTGCACAAAGAATAACCATAATAAACTTGATCGTTTTCTTTTACAGCTACCACAACACCACGTGGGTTGTACTTATCATCTCTGATATATTCTTTAATCATTGTTTGCATAAATTCAGTATATAATAGTTTTTTATTAGTTGAGTTAGGGAGTGAGAAGCAATAATCCGACTGTTCTCACTCCCTATCATCATCATTCACAAAATAACAAGAGTCACGCCATCGATTTCGTCCCAGTATTCATTGAGTTCTTGAAGAGCATCCAACACTTCTTGTTTTGATGGATATTCTGGAGAGAAACTATTTTGAATTTGTCTGACACTAACATCATCATATCCTTCATCGCGTTTGTTGTTGAGATATTTTTCAACTCTCTCCACAAAAGCTGTGCGTTCTTTTGCAAAGTTTGGCACGAGATTATCATTACCTTCTCCATCAGTCACCGAAGATTCGATTTCATATTCATAATCAGAAACGACCTCGTATGCTGATACTCGACACTTTTGGCAATTGTAATCAGTTGGAACGCTAACAACATCTTTAGGGTTGACTTTGACTACGACTACTCTCTGTCCGAAAGAACGAGCATAATCAAGAGAACCAACATGCAAACCGAAACTACAATGATTGTTTCTATTGTCATCTACATTGCGGCGTTTGACTTCAATCTTGGAACCAACACCGTTGAAAATCTTACCGTCTGTTGTTGTAATACCTTGAACAACGACAGTTTTAGGATTACCATGAATGCTGTAATAATGTTCTGATACACCTTTGTATGCAAGAAAGCAACCATCATCTGTAATTGGAAGTTCTTTGTATTCAAGAAACTCCATAAGCTCATCAACAGAACTTGAGGCAGGATTATCTTCAAGATTATTCCAGAATTTAGTGAAATGTTCAAGAGGAAGATCATCACGAACAATGCTTTCTACCTTTTGAGATAGTGCTGGAGGCAATGCTTCTCCGTTGTAATAAACTTGATCTTCAATGATTTCAAATCCTTCTACTTTATCAATAGATTCAAGAGTGAAATCAATTGGATACAAAATTTCATTGATAGCATCTTCTTGCTCATCACTTGGAAGAGTGAAAGATTTAATGATTTTTGGATATTTACGATCTGTCTTTTCAACACGAACTGAACCATTGTTGATAAACAAAATAATTGCGGATTGGTTGATGATGTATGTCATAGTATTATTATAGTTTGTTTGTTTGTTTTGTCAATGAGATTGTATTTTAGTTTTTTATTAATCTTTTATCAGAAGGAGTTTACGAAGATCGCGTCTATCCAATGGTGATCCATATCGAGACACACTGTTGTAAATACGACTTCTGGTAGAATTTTCTGCTCTAATGTTTGTCATGATCTTTTTGATCTTTTCAATTTTATCTGGATACCTTTTGAGATGTTTAAGAACAGTTGGGTTGATATTAATTGCATTGCATGTGCATGTCAAATCATATTCAATGCTTCTTTGTTTTTTCTGAAATTCTTCAAGATTTTTAAGTCTGGTGTGTGCGTTTTTGTATTCAGTGGAATCTGGATGCAACCAACCCAAATCATGAAGTTGATCTACCATTTTTTTACTTTTGCTTGATACACAGTAAGGATCATTGTTTGTGTACTCATTATTATGATAAATTGTACGATGAAAAAGGTGATTAATACAATCAATTGTTTCGTGCCAATTTGAATCAGAGATTTCTCCAAACTTATTGTCTACATATTCTTCAAACTCTTCACTGGTAAAAGAACCAAGTTTATTGTAACGACTGAATACGTTATATTTCATCAAAGTTTTATTTTTCTCAAGCTTTGGAAGCTTCATCTTTTTAACATCAATGATCTCAATGTCTGAAGTGTCAACATTACAAGAGTTTGAATCGAGCGGTGATTCATCTTGAATATAAACAAAACCGTGGTAATTTGCAAAACCTGCAAGATGTTTTGCTAGACGCAACTTCCAATTTTTTAAATTTTTAATATTTGGAAGTTTATAAATTGGAAGCTTACCATTAGAGTATTCAAGATTATTTAAATATGCAACTTCATATGCTTTTATACTCATTAATGCCGCATGGGTTTCTGGAATATATTCAGACATGGCATAAGTAAACCAATCATCCTCGAAATACTTTGAAGTTTTGCTTTTGACATATTCACCCAGAGGTTTAGGAACAATTTTACTGATTTGTTCATTCTTAAAAGTTTCGATATGTGACACAATATCGTTGATAACTTTTTGATTGTTTGGTGTATCTTCTATGCTTTCTCTTGAAATTGGAATGCTGAGTTTTCCAATTGGAACATCGACAACATATATGTTTTCATTATTAAAAGTGCAGAATCGAATGGGAATCTTTTTATATACCACACCTCCCATACGAATATAAATGTGATTATAATCATAATCTTGATGAGATTTTTTATATTGATGCATTCCATATTCTCCCAGTTTGACAGAATGAATCGGTGAATCTGGAACTACAGTTTCAGAGTTATCAGAAAGAAACTCAATCTTTGTATCATGGTGTAGATTTTTAACAAATTTGGAAGTTGTATTCCTAAATGAATATGAATCACTGTCTGATACTTCAAAAGAAATTTCAATTCCACTTTCGTTTGTAGGTTCTTCAGAGATCTTAAAAATCTCTCCGATTGGAACACCTTTGTCTCCTCCACCAAGAACGCATGCATACACACTACAAACACCGTTGTAATAAGAGTTGATGTAAAATGTATCGGTATATGAATGTGCCGCTTTTGAACCAATACCAAAACCACCTACATATTCATTGGAATGGTTTTTGGTGCTTTCGAAATACATTCCAAAAATGTTACGAACACCATGTTCATCCAAACCTTTAGCGTAATCTCTAACGCTCCAAGTTTTGGTATTTTTTACTGTTTTGATTGCAACAACAACTGGACGATCAATCTCGTACTTTTTGTGTTCATCAACAGCATTGCAAATATATTCGCGAACGCATGCAAGAATTTTATCATTGTAAATCTTGTCACGCAGGAAGTATGCGGCAATGTCCATGCCTTTGGCAGACATTCCCATGGTGCTTTTTTGAAGCGAGTCTGATGCGATTGTTGGTGATGTTGTAATTCCAATTTTCATAGTTTGTGTTTGATGATGGCACTAGTTTAATCTAGTTTCTTATTAATATGATTTGAAATTTTCAGATAATATTTTGACGATAGATTTGTCTTTTGCTTTAAGTTCAACTTCCCAAATACAATCAAGGTTATTTGAAACCACGTTTGGAATGTGAGAAGCATAATCAGTGTGTGATTTGGTGTTGTTGATACCTTCACTCCAATGCATTACAGGAGTATATGATTTCCATGTGTTTTTAAAATCATTCATATAACAACGATTAGATGGGTTTATTGCATCATGGAGATTGTCAAACACGCAAGGCAACAAGCTACCAAACACATTGAAAACATTTTCTGAATTCCAATAACCATTGTCTTCATTCTCAACAACTAATCGTTTTTGAACACCAACGTCACAACGAGAAAGATTACTCATGAATCTCTGACAGTATTGTTCAATTGTTTCAACTTCTAAGTTTGGATTTTTACTCACATGCAAACACATGGGAGTGTTGTGATCTTGAGAACACCCCATCAAATCAAGAACATAAGATTGGTGATTAAGTTCACAAATAGATTTATCAACAACAGCATCAGTATATGATGATAGCACATTAAATTGATCTGGATGAGAAGATATAGTAATGCCGATTTTTCTAGCGTGATCACCAGCAAGCAATAGCATATTTTTAATTTGCTCAAAATCTGGTAGATCATTGTAATTTAAATCGAGAGTGCTGTCTGTAATTAAAGGAAATAGATTGGATGATACACGATAATGTGATATACCAACAGAAGCACAATGAACAATAATTTGCGCTGTGATTTTAGAATTATGAAGGATGCGAGATGATAATTCTTTGATAGCAATGTGTCTTTGCATACTGACAAATTGCTTTCGTGTCATGGTCTTGAATGCGGTTTTTTTATTTTTATCTTTCAGCAATTCGCTGATGCATACAAGTCCAAGTTTTGGTGTTGCTGTCATGCAACTATGGTAATTTAGTTTTTTATAAATAAAAAAAGCGGGTGTCTAGTTAATAGACACCCGCTTATTAATAACTATCAGAGAGCAATCAGACGATTGTTTCTGAGTTCGCAAGCAAAGTCACGAGTATCAACATTGACCCAGCTGTGGGTGTGTTGATTCTTGCGTTCAAGAACCAATGTTTCTCCTCCAAGCATCATAAAAGATCCATCTGGATTTTGAATGAACTTAGCTGAAAAAATCTTAGGATTCTTTCGTTGGTTGCGATTACGGAGCCATTGCTTGTTTTTTCTTGTCATGTTTGTGTCGGTATTACTCATATTATTATGTCGGTTGTTTGTTGTTTGTTGTTTATTCTGGATCTTGTCCATTTGGTCCATTTTCTAGGAAGTGTTCAACTTCAAGAACACACACCAAAGAGTCTATCTGTTTTTTCAAATTTGTCAATAGCTTTTGTTTTTTTACAACTGATTCGTAGCAAGCTACTTCCATATTCATCACATCATTAAATTGCTGTTCTGTAATTTTTATTTGCTCGTCGATTTCTTCTTCGGTCATGTCGTACTTCATTGTATGTTAGTTTTTTATTAATTTATTTTAACAACTTAATTATTATTTTTTGCTTTTTTTATTATATCATCAATGCCTTGAATGATTTCGACAACATCAGAATTCTCAAATACCAAAAGTTTTGGAACTCCTTTGATTTGATGTTTTTTAAAGAACTCAAAGTCTTCTTCAAATTCTACAGTTTCCAATTCGATGTTATCTTTTTTTAATTTACTTTTCAACATGTGACATGGGCCACATGTTTTTGATGTTGCTAAAACAAGTTTCATTTAATCTATGATATTAAAAATAAATGATATGTCAATCTTTTTTCCAAGTATAAAAAATCTGCCAATCTTCACTCACTGCAAAATGAACTTCATCATCCCAATCCCATTCATGATCATAAATTCCAGTGTCCTTATCGTATTCATCTTTCACACACTCTGGTAGATTTAAAAATGGGGTATCTTCATCGTAATAACAATATTTTGCGATATACTCGTTCAATTGTTGATAATCATCATAGTATTCTGTATCTTCTGGATCACCGATATGTCTTTCAAGAATAGATTCTACAGATTCTTGATATTCATCGAGTTGTAAAACAGCATAATAGTCTGAATAGCACCCGCCACCTTCATAACCATAAGCGGCAATAATGACTTTATCGTCATCTAAAACTTTTTTTGCCATTGCGAGACGGAGAGTATTATCACCCTCGTCAAAATTGCGGGTTTTTTCTCTTACTGCTAAAAATTGTATGTTCATATATTGATTGTATGTTAGTTTTTAATTAGTTAAATCTCAACACATCACGTTGCATCATTATAGCATTTGCCTCTAAACGATACCTTTCAGCAGTCTCTCTCGCTTCATCGCGTTCACGTAATGCTTCTACTCTTTCTACCTTGGCTTGTATCCATGCTTCTTGAGTAATTTTCAAATCGCTTAATGCTTCATCGCGTTGCTCCTGCATACGATGTTCACGTAGCACGGCAGTTTCATAATTGTCAACTGCTTCGTTGCGCTGACGCTCTGCGGCATGAAGCTCTGCAAGGCGGTCGGTTGCCGACATGTCGAAAACGTCTCGACTATCCCGCTTGAGAATTGCGGCGACAATTGAAGCGAGATTGTGACTTGTCTCGTTGCGTTGCTCTGTCACGGCGGCGAGTTCGCGTTCGAGATTTTCTCGCTCAGTTGTTTCTTCGGCGAGTGCTTTCGCTAAGTCGCCAATCATCTCAGGTAGGTTCTCCGCTGTGTGCGTTGGAATGTAGCCGACTGGCATGGCTGACAAGCATTGCTTCAATAGGTTTTGCGCCTCAGCAAGGTTGCGTTCTAATTTGCAACCTTCTCGATAACATTGATCGAGTTGCCAATTCATCCTTGGGGTTGTGGATGTGGGTTGATTGAATGCTGAATCCATTCGTGGAGTATCACTCATCACTCTCTCCTTCCCATTTTCCAATAACTTTTAGATATACTACTGCGCATGCACGGATATATTTCTTAAACTGATTGTCAGTTAAATTATCTTCAGCTTCAACCAATACATTTGCAAGATTAAACAGCAGTCCATTCTGTGGGTGTTTTATCCATCTCCTACTAGAGTCCCAATCTTTAGCTTCCTCTGGATTACAATCCCAGCCGCAATGTTCAGCAATAATTATTTTCAGTTGTTCGTCAGTCATAATTTATGGATAGTATGAACCGTGTTCTGATTTTGGCCAGACAACCTCTGGACCTTTTCTGTTAATTTTTAGAACTTCTTCAATCTCTTGATAAACTTCGAGAGCCTCTTCAAAGGTATCCCAACTCAACCCCCTGCCATAAAACTCAGAATCGATATCATACGGTACAATATCGTGCCACCCGAATAACCATTTTCTTTGAATGTAATACTTCGCTTTAGCTAGGCGAGAGTTTCTATGACGAGATTCCTTTACGATTCTGAATTTTGGCATATGTTTTGTTTATTGTATCAAGACTCTTTTTTCTTACGAGCGGGTTTTTTCTTTGCTGGTTCTGTGGATGTTTTAGATTTACGAGCGGCTTTTTTCTTTGCTGGTTCTTCGGGCGTTTTAGCTTTACGAGTACGCTTAGGCTTACTTGTTTTATTTTCCATCTTCTCTTCTTTATAAGTCACATCATAGTCGATGATGCTATCGGCTTCACATCCCTCCGAGTAATCTTTAGGATTGTAAAAATAACAAACAAACGCTCTTATTGCAACAAACAGTATTGAAAAAATAACTGATGTCCATATGCCGATTTCGATTATATTAGTTAATGTATTCATATTTTTTGTAATTAGATTTCGTCTTTTAGTCTACCACTTTGTTTCATCCAAATCATAAGATCAATTTGCGCCACACTCATATGTGGGAAATTATGTTTTGCAAGAAACAAAAATTGTTTTTCTAGTTGTTGATAAAGTTTTTGATTTTGAGGTGTACTTTCTGGAGCGTCATCGACACCGTTATCACGCATCCAAGCAAGAATATGAGTATCAAGTACGGCACACTCACAATTCTGTCTAGTATGCAACAAAAAGAAACGAGCAGTTTTCGGTCCAACACCACGAATTTGTAAAAGATCTTCCAAAGAGCAATTGCGCAAATCAAGATTAAGAGAATCCAAAATAGCTTTGGTGAGTCTGTTATACTGACCGATACGAGAAGCAACAAGAGCATTGTGAATGCCGACTTCACCAAGGTTTTGTAGGTATTCAAATGGAAGGACATCTTTGTTTAAAAGTCGAGCGAGACATTTACTAGCGTAGTCGCTATTCTTTCCAGCAACAAACATGCTGAAAAGCCAAAACGATTGCAGTTCATAATCGTTACGATTGAAGTTGGTGATTTGAGTTGGGGTTATTGCTTGCATGCCCTTATACTAAATTAGTTTTTTATTAATTCTTTTTTAGAGTTTTTATAAACAAATATACCACAATGCAAAACAAAACCAATTTTATTATCTTATTGTTCTTCTGGTTGTTCTGCAGAAGATCCTTCAGAGTTTGGTTGCTCTGTAGTAAATTCTTCAACGTTTCCTTGAATTCCAAAAGATACTGTAATGTTTCCTTGTTCATCTTGATTTACTATTTTTTGATGTTGCAAACTTAACAAATCTTTTGAAAATGTTTTATCAATTTGCCATAATTGTTTGGCTGCCCAATTTAAATGTGGCGATGCCATCAACACGACTACAGAACCAAGTTCTGATGTTGTTAAGTTTTCTTCGACTATTGATACTGGGATTTCAATTACTTTTTCTTTTTTCATTATTTCGATTCTAATTGTTTGACTAATTCTTTTAGAAAAGTTTCATCTTTTATTGAATTCACTTTCCATACTGATTCTGATCCTCTGCCATATTTGCATAATTTATTTTCTGCAACCAACTCTCTCAATATATTATTAGCAGTTTGTGTGCTAATGTCAAGTTCTTCAGATACACGCGCAACAGTAATCAAAGGTGGTTCTACCATATTAATGATATGATTCTTCCTTGTTTGTGATATTGAAACTTTTGAGGTTTTTACTTTTTCCTCTGGTTCATACGCTCCCAAAAATGTATATCCAGATGATTCCATGATTGCTTTGTATTGTGCTGTTGGTCCGAATCTATTCTTGTAAACATTGATTATTCTATAATCTTTACCAAGTTCTTCGTCTTTGTCAATTTTCAAATTAACATCAACAGCATATGGTAAAGTAGTTCCGCCTTTCAGTTCTCCGCTTGTTGTCATTTGAACAATGAAAAGCAAAGCGCAATCGTATACTTTAGCTTTTTTAATCAATGTATTGACAAAATATTGAACCTTTTGTCTTGAATTCAAATCATTATCGGTTGTTAAACATTGAAAGCTATCAATCACCAAGAAATCCATATTCTTCATATGCTGTACGATTTCATCTACATTTGTGATTGTGGCAATTTTTAAATTTTTAACATTCAAACGCTTCGCATTGTATGCGATTTGTCTAATATCTTCTTCTCCAGATGTATAACCAACCTTGTATCCCTTGGTTGTTAACTTTTCTGAAAGAATTAAAGAAAATACACTTTTACCAGTTCCTGGTTTTGCTATTAAAGTCATCGTAGATCCTGGCAATATACCATCTCCGAATATAGAATCTAATTCATCATCGCCTGTTTTAATTCTATTAAAGTAACTACTTGGAATGGATACATCTCCAATACGAGTAAATTCAACATGTTCGTGATTTAATAACATGACGTTAGATTACTCTAGTTTTTTATTAATGAATCTTTATTCGAAATTCTTAATGAACCAATCAGAAATTTCCCAATGGAAGTCTTTTTCATTTTTGATAGATCCAGCCCTTACATAAATGTAACTTTCGGGATGTTCCCCATCGTAATCGCTCCAAACTTCAATAACATCATCATCATTCATGATGAAATAATAATTGTTGATTTCCGCTTCGTATTTACCTTTGCTCATAGTCTTGTTATTACTTGTTTAACTGCATTTTTAAATTTATATGTTGCTACATTATTAGGCACATTTTTCCAATTTGTGATTATCTCTGCAAAAAATTCATCGGGATTACTTACAGAATAAGCAGATGGCCATTTCATAAGTTTGGCTATCTTTTCTCTTTGTAATTTGTAATCTTCTTTTTTAGAATCTTGCAATCTATATGTTTTTTTCTTTTTAATTCTTCTATGGTATTCGTCTAACATATCCACATACGCTTTTAATAATATTGGATATGATTGTTTTGGAATTAAATCAGCAATAAAGTGAGCATATTCATGCAACAAAAAATCTGGTCTATTGGTATAGTGTTGATCTAAATAAATCACTCCTCTGGAATAATAAGCAGGTACAATGTCTTTCGGATCATATGATATATTTTCGTTTTTTATATCTGTAATTACGATCTTTGGTCTTTTTAATGGTAAAATACCATAAACTTTTTTTAAAAATTCAGGAACTGTAACTTTTAATTGATCTATTACTCTTATTCTACTTGGAGTATTAAGAAATTTTTCATCTTTTTTGATATTGATTTCAATACCTTGATGACTTAATTCATCAACGCCACGTATGACAAATTTAATATAGTTTCTTTTTGATACCGTTGGTTTTAATATACGCTCTCTTAATTTTTCTTCGGTTTGTTTTAAAAATCTATCAGCAGATTCTGGATTTCTTAATTTTAATAATTTATAAGTATCTTGAACTTTTTGCTGTTTTAATTTTTTAGAAAGTTCTCTCTTAAACACAGATTGTTTTGAAAGAGTTTTAAGCTCTTTCAATTCCTGCTTTCTAAGAGGGTTTTTTTCTCTTTTTTCAAAGAAAATATCGAAACTGTCCACTGTAATATTTAACTTGCTACGATAGTTTTTCCAAGGGTGGATACATGAGCCATTCCATTATCAACTCTGACTTGTTCAACCGAATAAGGTTGAATGCCATTACATTCATCTAATCCAACAATACTAAAGCCATTCTGCCAATTAGGAGCAGATGCATAGACAGGCTTAAGATCACATGCACAAGCGTTCTCCCAAGCATAAACCTGTGTATCTGGACGCTTACCAATACCAGGAATTCTTTGCGCTGTAGCGCCAAATCTATGGGTATGGTTATGCATCAATGAGATGTTAAACTTATCAAGCATACCTCTAGCTGAATATCCACCATTCTTACGAACAACATCACCATGCATGATAACAAAGTCATCAGTCAAATTAACATAATCTACCAGATTTACATGTTTATTATATTCACCTAAAAATATTTCTTCATATGAGAGTCTTTCTCTAATTTCTGGTAAACATCCAAGTTCACCGATTCTTTCAGATAGATAGCGCCACCAACGACCATTAACATCGTTACCGCTATGATTAGCATTTACTTCATAAATTGTAGTATCTTCTGGTGATAAACTTATAAGTTCCTTTAAGAAAGATTGATACGCTACTCTTTCATCAAGCAATGAATATTGATGACGAATGTCTTTTGAATAACGAGACACTGCAAAAAGATCAAGAGTGTCGCCATTTAAAACAATAGTTTTCGGTCTTAATTCTGCGACTACTTCAAAAAACACATCAAGTGTTTTTGGGCAGTGTTTTGGAAAATGCATATCTCCAATAACCAATGCATAATTTTCAGATGACTTACTGTATGCTGTGGATTGTGGAACTGTTACATTGATGGGAGCTAATTGTTCCAAGAAAGAAAATACCTCATCTTCTGTCTTTTTAAATCTTGTTGGTTTTTCTCTTTGAAGATTCTCATTTATATGTCCTTGAACTTCATTATCACTACCTGACTCGAAATTGAAAAAGTCGGTATCATAATTTGATTGAGATTGTTTTTCATAAGCTTTGACCCAATCAAAAGCTGTTGAACGAGGAACGCCAAAGGTTCTTTGAATTTCATTAAATGACATTCCGTCTCGTTTGGCTTGGATTACTTGTTGTTTTATATTCATGCTTGTTGTTTGTTAAAAAATTCTTTAAATGATTGTTTAAATTTATTTATATCTTCTTGAGTAGCAGTTTCTAATTCTCTTTCTGCTTCTTCATATGTATCATGATTTGAAACAAAGTCAACTTTACCATTTCCAACATTATAAAGAATGTCATAGGTATTATCATCAGATCGTCTAACAATTCTAAATCTACTTTTTCGAGGAATCATATGAATTATTTATTGAGGTGACATCAACATACTTTAATCCAAATCCGCAATCGTCTACGAGATAGTTTATTGCTTTGTAAGCATCGGTTGGAAAAAATCCAATTTTTGGGTAGAGTACATACAGGTCATTTGAAACATTTATGTTATGTTCCTTTAGTAAAGTTATAGCTTCTTCTTTGTTTTTGAAGTTCACTTATCTGACTATTTAACCAATATAATTTGATATTAGTTAAGCCATGTGAATCTTTTTTTAAAATTCAGTTTTCCAATTAAGTTTAGAAGATTTGCAAGAAATATTAATATCATCACGATCTTCAAGATCACTGATGTCATATTCTATCTCATCAAGCCATTCATTATATTCACAAGTTTCGAATACTTCTTTTATAATAGTTTCATCAAAAGTTTGATGGAAAAGTATTGTTTTGAATGTTTCAATCCAATCTTCAATATTGGCATCTGGACCGAGTGTCAAATGAATGGTTTTATCTGGACGAAATCCACCTTCGATAGTTATTTTAATTGGTTCTGTTTTCATATAATTCATAATATTAAAATTTCCAAGCTTGTATTGTATGTTTAAATGGTTCACCTTCAATATTTTTTACAAGTTCAAGCATCTTCTCAGCAATCTCTCTAATTTCTTTTTGTGCATGCTCAGAGTTACGAAGCTTCAAAAAGTTTGCAAAACTTCTCATATTAAATTGTACATCAGCTTGAATTTGAGAATTGTAAGTTTTAAAAAATCGTGCGCTTTCTTTTGCACGTTTACGACCAAGAATGGGTGTAAGTTCCTCTAGACACTGATGATAATACTTATTGCCCATTTTTGTATACTCTTCAAGAACTCCTGCCCAACTATAAACAGATATAGATTCATGTGAATTGCCAGCACAACCATCTTCATCTGCATTGTCTAATGCAATCCAATCAGTAGGAATGTAATACTTATCATCATTCAATTCTTTGTATCGGGCTGATTCAGCATTAATACTAGCAATGCGATGCTTGAGCAGGTGAATATGAGCGCTAACATCGGTATCAACAAGAAAATGCACACTACCTTTTTCAAAGGGTGTTTCGTGACCGTTAGACCAGAGCATGTCGATGAGTTTAGGAATGCGCGATTTCTTTTCATCATTTAATTCTCTTGATGTGCTTGTCCATGCACTACATGCAATAATTTCGTCTGAACCATAATGTCCAATTAGTTCTACTTTATTTATCATAATATTAGTAATCTTTTTTGTATTCAAGATTTTGAATTTCTGCTAAATGATCAACGAGATTTGCTAATTCTTGGTCATTTAGAATAGTCATATCAGTGTAAGGTTTTCCTCTTAAAGTCATCCACGCTTGTTTGATTCTGAAAAGAAAACCAATAGAAATATCATATTGAAAATGAGCGAACTCTGTTCCAAAATCTGGATCATGACTCACATAAAGTCCCCCATGTCCGCAATCGCATTTAAAAAATTTACCATTCATATGTGTTTTTATATTCTAGTTTTTTATTTGTCATCGTCGTATTTTTCAAAAATAATAAGAGCGGCAATTGCAAAAATAATCATTGAAACGCTGTATAAAATAATTGATATTTCACTCATCATAATCGTATCCTATTTTATGAGTCTCGATCCAGCGATAATTTCTTTTATCACCTACACGCTCAATAGTCATATGACCATTTTCATATGCTTCACGATGTGTTTCATTAACACCCATCCAAAAACCAGCAATCATACACAAAGCTGTATGAATGACCAATAAAATTACAACGATAATATTCATAATTTAAGAATTCATTACCTTCAATAAATCTCTTCTATTTTCAACAGAAAATTCTTCATCACCAATCTTTACTTGCATTCCTCTTTCTCCCATATCATTATCATAAATATACCACATAATCCAACCATCTGGATCAACAATATCTACTGTATCTTCAAATGCTTTCCAAACTGTATTGTAAAATGAACCATTAATATCCATAAACCCCGCATCATGTGCTTTGTCCATTACTTTTTTCAAAGCAATATATGAATCTAAAATTTTATTTAGTTCTTCAATAGTAAGTTGTTTGTTCATCTTATTTCTTTGATTTCTAGTTCGTCTAATATTGTACTCACACATCCATCAAAGTCAACTACAGAATACTGATGAAAATGACCGCAATAGTGACGAGATGCTCCACAAAGTTTGATTAACACATCATGATCTTTGCGTTCTTGTAAACACTCATCCCAAAGTGTTTCATCACGATCACACCAACTAGAAATTCCATCTTTGTCAAATGAACCACTCCATGTAGGTGCGCTATGTGTTACAAGTATATCACAACGCTTTATTTTAGAATGATCTAAAACAAACTTTTCATCTTTCCAGTATGAGATACCTTCTGTTCGCATACGACGATCAACGCTAACTGCCCCACCAACAAAACCAAACTTTTTGTCGTTTAGCGTTAGATAAGTATAATCGGACAATAGTTTAAAATTACTCATGCTTACTCTTCCATCAAAATAAGATGGATCATCATGATTGCCACGAATGCCAATAAAGTCAATGCCCTTGCCACCAAAAAAACTATTGATATAGTCAAACTGACGAGATTGTTGTTTGTCAAGTTTAAATCCAATACCCAAATCGCCCACACCAATCAGTGTGAAGTTACGAATTTCTGATGCTTTAATTTTTAAGAAAAGCTGATCCCATTTGCCATGGATGTCTCCTACTATATAAATTGGTTTGTTCATAATTGACTGCATATTTTCTCGTGTCTTTTTTTAAGTTTGTCGTTATAGTTATTAGGATCTAAGTAAAAATCTAATGAATGCAATTGTGTTGATGAAAGTTTTCTAAGAGCTGGAGAGTATGGAGATTTACTATTTTTAGTCCATGATCTTAATTTTTCAACAGTATGATAAAAGAATAGATAGCAGTTTGCGCCTCGTGTGTAGTTATCGACATCAATATCAAGTTTATATTTTTTGATAGTTTGAAGTGCAATACACTCACAATGCCATTCCAATTCTATAGCATCCTTTACTGCCTGAGATACTATCTTTTTAGAGTATCTCTTACCATCAAGCCAGTTGAACAAAATGTCACATCCTTTCACTTTTGAATTAAAGAATTTACGATGATGTTTCCATTGTAAGTAATGAGAATATTCATGCACAAATATTTCAAATGCACAGTCGCGTTTCATTGCGACTACAAATTCTTTTTGATCTTTATTATCATCAAACCAACCACCATATTTACCATCTATAGCTCTTGTCATAATAAGCTTTATTGAAAAGCCGTCATCGAGCAATTCATTTACTGCTTTTGCTATAAAGGTATTTTTATCCATATTCTAAGAATGGTTTTATTCTTGTATATTACTTAAATATTCTGCGTAATAGACCCTATTATAATTACGTTTTCTAGAGTTTTCTGTTTCTTGTGCAATTTTTAGTGGTTCAGTAATATACTCACGTACTCTAAAACTTCCAACATTATCATAGGTCCATAGCATATTTTTTCCAATTGGATACATATACGCTACTACCGCATGACCATAATCCTTTCCATCAATATTACTCTTATAACGATAAAGAAGAACCTCACTCCATTTTACTTTTTTACCAAGTGATTCTTTAAATGTGATAGCAGTTGGCAAGCATGAATTTGGCATTGATTGCATCACTTTCCATTCTGGGTTTTGAGGAGTACGTGTAAATATTTCGCATGAAGCTAATAAACAAGTGAAAGTAATTATTAATATTGTTTTCATAATTTTATATATCTATATATCTTCTTTACACGGTTTATAACCTGCTTTCTGCGCTTCCTCATCACACAATGTAGTATACCACGATCCGCGCTTGCATAGTTGTCCACACTTTCCAGTATATTGGCAAGTAAGTGAAGAAAGATGTTCGGCATAACGAACCATACCTTTTACAACATCATTGCCACCATCATAATAGACACGTAGAGTGCCAAACTTTTCTTTGTATTGAGCAATCGTTACAGAAGGTGGAGAGACTCCAATATAAAGATCTAGACGATTAAAAAGAATTTTATCAATTGTACTTACAATATTACGAATACGTGCAGCAAAAGTTTTGTTAATTTTCTCTCTCTCTTCATTACTTGGAGAAGCAAACTTTGCACCTTTGGGCAGTCGCTTTTCAAAATCTCTATATGGATTGAACTTTCTATAAATTGGATCTCTTACATATTTCCAATATAGTTGACGAAACTTTAGACGAAGCCTTTGCTTAGGATTAATTTCAGTATGCTTATGGTGCGACACATAGTCATCAATACACCCAAACAATGAATCGACAATGCTCATCCATCCAATTGGACAATCATTCCAACAACGTTGACTTTGTGGCAATAACTCTCCATTCTCATTAGTTGGAAACAAACGAGGATATTTTTTAAAGAGATACTCTTCAAATATATCACCATCCTCTATTTCACTTAGAATATGTTCTTTTAATTCTTCTACTGATTTATATTTCATATTTGTATGTTTATCACATGGACCGTCATTATAGCCATGACTTGCTAAAGCATCGCACTCTAGACAACTTTGGATGTTCATGTCCACATTTTTTGATAGTGTTTAACGATAGTGTTCATAGCCCACATATCTTTTTCTTCAATTAGCGCTTCAAGACGACGAACCTCAGCATATGCTTCTTTATATGGCATACCATAAAGCTCTTCACAACTTCTCATTGTGCAATTGCCATTTTCCTCTTTAATGAAAAGATCATTGATTGCTTTTGAACTTGGTGTTGGATATGAAACTTCAAGATGTAGTTCAAGTCCTGGTCGCTCGGTTTTAATATAATTATAAACCTCACGAAGTTCATTATCAGTATTTTTAACACTATCAACATACTCTTGTGAGATATATCCCTTTTCAAGATCTTCAGTCCAATCAGTATGATCTTGAAGACCTTTTTCGTCTTCTACATAGTGTATTAGACAAGCAAAAAGCAAGTGTGGAATAAGCGTTACCTTGTCACACCATGTATTTGGAATAGTTTTTGTCAACCACTTTTGACGTGGATTAAAAAATGCAGATATTCTGTATCTCACATCCCACCAAAAAAAGCTGTTAAACAGCAATGATGGGTGTTTAAAGACTCTCAAAACGTTAGTTGTATATGTATCCATTATCATATTAGTATTCTTCTTTCCAAGTATCGTGTAGATTATATCTCAGCATACGATGAGATGCAAGTAAAAAATTAATTGGATCTTGTACACCAATGTTTCCATTATTACATTCTTCTACAATATATGCCGTTACCGCTTCTTCTAGTGCAAAGAGACGATGCGCTTCATTAACATAACGAGTAATTTTATCTGGCAATGCTGAATAAGAAAGATCTTCACCAGCGATTGGCACTCGCTCATAGATATCAAACAGCAGTTGACGCACTTCTGCTTCAGTGAGGTCAGATACAAATTCAATTGTAGTTTTCATCTCTAAATAGTCTATCAATCTTTTCTAAATTGTCAACTATAGAATCTTGTGACATTGTAATGTTTCGTGCAATATACATGCGATTACAGATATCTTTTAGAATCATAAGTTGAGTCAAAGAATCATATTTGTCGATTCTTTTTAAATCTTTTTTATCGGGTACAGTTGTCATAATCATATTTTATCAGAGTTCCATTTCTCAATTGTTTTTAGAAATGCTTCAGCACGTTGGCGCGAGGTTGCGTGACATACAGAAAATCTACATGGTAGAGGATTTTCTAATCCGTCATTATTTTTAAATGTCACATCACAAAGCTCATCCTCAAAAAGTTCAGCTTGCTCAAAATCTAATGTTGCCTCCGCTTCATGCATTGCATTGAGGTCATTGCAATAGTCAGGGATTTCTTCATCAAATGTATGGTGTTTATATCCAACCACCACCCTTATAGTACCTTCGGTTACACCTATTGTCACATTTTTGTATCCACACGCTTCTGCAATTGCGATGTTGATTTGTTCGTCTGTCATAATCATATTTTATCTGAGTTCCATTTCTTAATTGTTTTTAGAAATGCTTCAGCACGTTGGGCTGCGGTTGCACAAAAAAGATCAGGATACATTCCAGCTTCGGGACTCTCGATGTAACACATTTCCATACTTGTTTTAGGTAAGGTAATCCTATCGAGTTTATTTCCGTAGTTGTAAAGTTGTTCTTTTGTCAGCATCTTCTCCGCTTCGTGCATTGCGTTGAGGTCATTGAGGTAGTTGGGGAACTCTGGCTCCTTTGACCACCAGAAGGAGCCGTCTGGAGCATGAGTTTCGTTTTTCTCGTATTTCCATCCACACGCTTTCGCAATTGATATGTTGATTTGTTCGTTTGTCATAATCATATTTTATTGTTTTTTCCAAACCCAACGCTTTGGTTTCTTTGATTCCAAATACGCTTCACGATCTCTGTCAGCTTGGCAACCTTGTGGTCCTCTGCAAGCACTTCTCAAAACTCCGTATTTTAAACACGAGCATTCATAAGTGACTTTAGGTTTTTTATTCATATTTTATTAGAGTTCAATTACTGATAATCATTTAACCAAAAGAAGTCATAATCTCGATCATTGCGAATTACCACAAACTCTGAAGCGCCTCGTTCGTATACTGAGGCAATTGACTTCTTGATATACTCCAATGACTCGTCAAATGCCATTTCATGCAATTTATGATTGCAATCTCTGTATTCAATAATTGTATCCGAATCATTCATAATCATATTTTACTTTTGTTCCTTCCATTGCCATTCTACTGATCCGCTGTTATCGACTTTCCATTCTGCATAGCCACGTTCTATAGCTTGTTTTTTGAGCGTGTCTCTTTGCCACAATGCAGCAAATGCTAGAATAATTGCACAAAAAAACATTACAGCTAAAAATATAAAAGGTCTTGTATCACTCATATTACCAGTGTCGTATTGTATTTGCCATAATGAAAAAGCAGGTAATCAAATTCACAATCCAAAAAATTGTTCTTACTATTGCAGCGGCATCAGACTCACGATCATTGTCGCTAATCTTTGATCCCATTGCTTTAGCCCATATTCTCCATAACTTCATATCAGCAAAGATTTCTCAATCCGTCTTGTTTAATTTCTTTTAATTCTTGCAACAGTTGCTGTGCTTTTTTTTCTAATGCTTCACGACAATAGTTGTATGTGCCGTCTGGTCGTTTACCATTCGACACAAGCGCAACAAACTCACGGAGTTTCATAGTTTCAAGCATATGGTAAATTTCAAGTGGACTTAGGTTGTTCATATCATCATTATACCAAAGTTCCTTCAAATGTAAATACTTAAATGTATCTTAATTTAAATTCACCATCGGAATAAATTTCCACATAAGAACATTGATGGTCGCAAAAAGATCCAGAGTTTATGTAAACGCATGTTTCAAATTGTTTTATTTCAGCATGATGTGTATGACCAGCAAGCAAGACATGATATTTCTTTCCATGTTTGTCTGCAAATTTTCGAGATACAATATCTTTGGCATCAATCCAAGATTTACTCAATCGTTTTAAAAACCTTGATGTTTTGTGAGATCTATCACATTTTTGAATCCAATAATAGAGTCCAGTAAAAAACCATGTTAAAAATGGTCGGTGTTTAATCCAGTAATCATACTTGTCACCATGTTCAAAAAAGAATCTTTTGTTATTGATTGTAGTCGCGTAATTTTCGAGAAGCTCCATTCCAGTAATCGCACTTAAAAATTCAGCATTGCTGTCATGATTCCCCTTGACAAGAACTACGTTATGACTCTTTGAAAGTTTGCGTATTTTTCCAAGAATTTTCCAGTCACGTTTATCATAACGTTTAAATGAATAGTTATCAAACAAATCGCCATTAATTATAAGTGTATTAAATTTTAAGTTTAGCACCCGTAAGACTTTTTCTTTTTGACTTACATCAGTACCTAAATGAATATCACTTATAACTAAAACTTCGATCATAGTTCCCAATATCTCCTGTGTACACTATCACCACACTGCTCGCAGTCATGCTCGTCAGTTTCCCAATTGTCTGGTTGAAAGCATTGAATCAAATCGTCGAGACTTACAGTGTGTTGTTTTAATTCTTTTTTAAACTGCTCACAAAGATAGTCTACAAACTCGTCAGTTTCTTCATCGGTAAGACAGGTTGGTTCATACTCACCACCAACAACTTTGTCATTGATTTCAGTACAGAATGTCGTACATCCTTCGCTAATTGTAATTTTATATTTCATTTGTCCCAAGAATAGCCAAAAAAGTTATGAATTGAAAACCAACCATATTTCAGTTTGGTTTGACGATGATAATCATTATAAGAAATCTTTGGTAAAAAATTATCTCTTTCTAATTGTAAATGCCAATAAATAAATCGAATGTTAATTAGTGTGTTGTCCATATTTTATATTTCATTTTAATAATTCTGGATTTTCAAAAATATTTCCAACTACTTCAATATCATCCTCCCCCCAAATTCCCCGAATATCATTTTTATTAATCCAAGTTAAAAAACACCCTTCATCAAAAATCACTTTGCCGACAAAGTTTTCATTTTCGTATTGGTCAGATGTCGCTTTTACAATATCTCCCTCATAAATCTCATCACCGTTTTTATCTTTGAGTCCAGTGTATTGTTGAGGAGTTATATCATCGAATGGAGCAATATCAACATAATTGCATTCCCCCTGACAATCATATGTCACCATATCATCTATAAAATTGATTGCTTTTAAATAGACAAATCTTTTTTCTTTTTTGTGCCAATAGCGAAATTTAATTTCTCTGCTCATAGTCTCGCTTTGATAAACTCTACAACATCTTCAAAGAAATATTCGTCATCATCATTCAAGCCATAATACTCTCTTGTTTGATAGTAGTTTTTAGTGACGATGCCCATCATGTCCATCTTGTTGTAATTATAGCGAGGTGGAAGATTATCAATCAATACATTGTCTTTGTCTGCGATAGGCATTGGAAGTGTGCCTTCGCCACCATAACCATGTGAAATGCTATACTGCTGAATGTCTTCGCGTGTGTAGATGTGATCGTTATCTAAACCAAACTCACCAAGTCGATTTAATTCGTGAGCATAGTCACGAGTAGCGCTTGTAAGAATATAAACGTTTTCTTTGCCTACGACACTGTTGTAGTATTCAAAGAGTCGCTTTGCGCACGGACGAATCATCGTACGATAGGTATGCATGTCTTCACTGAGTATAAACTCAACATACTCGCTAGGCGGCACGCTGTTTGCATATGTATGCAAGATACACTCATCTAAATCTTGGAATATTCTTTTAATCATAAATTAATCATCTAAAAATAAGTTATAGTTCGTAATCTCTAATCAAAAATGCTGGAGTTCTTTCCCCGACATAAGCACCTAATTGATTGAATTCATAATACTCAACAGCCTCTTCATAAGACATACCACCTTTTTGAAGTTTTTCAAGAACTAATTCTCTATCATATAGAATATAGGACTCTCCCCCAAATCTTTCAACAACTCCAATGATACAATCGTCGTATCCATCCATCTTGAGTAAATCTTCGTCCATTATTGGTCTTCTATTTTTTTGATAATAGCTTCAGTTCCTTGAATCATATCCACAACCTTATCATCTTCCATAACAAAAAGACGAGGAATTGATTTCACATTATTATCTTTAAAAAATTTAATGTCAACATCAGCATCTTTTATTTCAACTTTATCAAATAAATTTTTAGCTTTTAATTGAGATTTGATCATTTGGCACGGTCCGCACCATCCTGCACTTGCTAATATTAATTTACTCATTTGCTTTTTCTTTCTAAAAATAAAATCATAGTTTTCTCTTCCTTCTTTTGTCAGAGATTTTGATTTAATTTCATCTCCAGTAATTGGATTGGTTGTTGCCATAATTATTCAAAAATTTCTCTTCTTACCTTGGTTGTATATTCATCTTCAGAAGAGCAATTAAACACATAATCATAAAGCCAATCATTATCCCAACCAATCTCATCAGTCAACTCGGAATAAATAAGTTCTTGCGCTTCTTGAAGCTTAATTACCGCTTCTCTCGCTGCTTCTACTTTCGTCTGTTGTTCTTTGTTTAACTTCTTCATATCTTTCTTTTGATTGATTGTATGCAAGTGCAAGGTTTAATTTTTGTATTGTTTTTGGATTACACGGAAATGTTTTACCACGAAAGGTATATAGTTTTTCTTCTTCAGCTTTCATACCATCTATCTATTTTTTCTCTGTATTCTTTAATTAAAATTCTAATGTTGCTTAGAGCATGACCAAGATCATTTTCATCCATAATAGTCTCAGCAAGTTTACACTCACGATCAATATTGTCAATAAGCTTTTGTTCAACTGTTGGATATTTTTTACGATTCTCTCTGAACTGCACTTCCATTTCTTTGCGTTGAGCTGCGACCTTTGCTTTACTTTCTGCAAGTTCTTCATCGGTTAATTTTTGCGGCTCTTCATGTTTAACTAACTCGATATCACCAACCAACTTACCATCTTTAAAAAGTGCAGAATATTCTATCCATCCACGGACGAACCTCATCCACTCATCGCTATTTCCAGCATGATCATCGAGTTCATGATATTCTGGATGACTATAGCTTTCATAGAAGTGAATGTTTCCGCTAAAACATTCTTTCTCATACCACTCTGCTTCGACTACAAAGTGACCCATCGCAGCTATCTTTTCACTAAACGGTGCATCGTCTGCAACCTTTTTACCCTCTTCCCAACGACCTTCAACCTGCTTAAACCATAATTGGCCATTCCCATCAATCCTGTAAGTTGACATTGCTTGGTTTGGTGTGTCCTTTGTTTGAAAGGCAATATCACTCACTTTATCTCCCCAAAGAGAGATAACTGCATCTGGCAACTCTGGTAGAGTTGTTCCTACTCTTATATAATCGTACATTCCCATAATTTTTATTTTGTTAGTGATTGCGCTACAATTAAGCCTAAGTTGGATATAGCATATCCTCCCCACACTACTGCCCATGCATAATTTTGTTTATATGCATGAGCAATGCATACACAAGTATATAGTATAAAAGCTAAAAATACAACTATATTTTCAAATGTTAACTGCATATATGTTTAAATTGTGTGTTATAAGTCAAGTTCTGCTTGACCTGTTGTGCATATCTTAATCTAGTTTTTTATTAGTGAATTTTTTCTTATAAAACTCAACAGTTTCTTTTAAAGCATCGTCAAATTTTTTAAATTCTGATTTGTATGTCATTTTTTCTGATGCTATTGCGTATCTAAAATCATGTCCTTTACGATCTTCGACAAATTCAATTGCATCTTCAATCTTTTTATCACCGTTGTACAATATGTCAAGAATTTTTTTAATCAAATCTAAATTTGAATATTCAAAAGCTTCTGGAGAAGATACATTGTATACTTGACCAGACTCTCCTCGGTCGGCAATTTCAAGGATACACTTGTTGTGATCTTCAACAAAAATCCACTCTCTTACATTTTCTCCTTTACCATAAACTGGTATTTTTTTATCGTTTAATAAACTTTTAAGAATTGTTGGAATGAATTTTTCGTCATGTTGATTAGGACCAAAATTGTTACAGCATCTTGTAACAAGAATATCCATACCGAATGTTTGGTTAAATGCCAATGCTAGTAAATCAGATGCAGCTTTTGATGCTGAATACGGACTTCTTGGATTTAATGGTGTGCTTTCTAAAAATACTCCCTCGTTTGCTGGCAATTGTCCATATACTTCATCAGTCGAAATACAAATAATTCTAGCATCGGGATTATTAGTTTTCATGAATTCTAATAATTTAGAAGTTCCCACAACATTACTAGTTATAAAACTAGTGGGATCATTTATTGATCTATCTACATGAGATTCTGCTGCAAAATGAAAAACATAATCAAATTTTGTTTTGTTTAAAATTCCATTATAAAAGAAACTTTTATTACAATCTAGCTCACATATATCCATATGGATTTCTCTGTAATTATTATATTTTGAAAGTACCGAACCTGTTAATTTTCTGTGACCAATTCCCCATTTATCAATATTAAATATATCAACTTTTTTATAATTATCATTAATATATTCTATAAAATTGCTTCCAATAAAGCCACATCCTCCTGTAATTAGAACCGATTTTCCATTTAAATCAATCATAAGAATAATTTACCACCCTATTGCAAATTGTCAATCTCGTTGTAATTAAATTAAATAATTTTATGGAATATCAAGATGACAGTTTAGATGAAGTCGCTGATAGCATTATAGACCAACTTAAAAATCAGGGTCAAAATTTAAAAAATATTGAAAAAGATTATCCAGAACTTTCTCCAGAAGATGTCGATTCTTTTATTTTAAAATATGGATCAAAGGCTGTTATTGATCTTGCTGATGTACTGAAAGAGCAAGCGGATCTTGTAAAACAAACAGGAGACGAAAAACAAGTACTGGCATTGGCTGAATTGGCAAAATCATTTCAAGGAAATTTAGAAGTATTACAAAAGAGAAGCATTGCAAATAATAAAAATGACACTGCTGTAAAAATAAAACAAATGGATATTGATAGTAAAAAAGAATCTCAAGAACATGAAGAGATGACTCGGTTAACTATGAGCAGAGAAGAACTTTTTAAAATTATGATTCAACAAACAGCAGATGTTCAAAAAGAAAATAATAAAGTTATAGATATATAATTATTTTTTTATTCCCAGTTGACCAACGTTAGTACTCAATTCATACTCGACATTTTTAGTTTCGGTTTCAATTTTCAAGCTGCTTTTTCTTCTTTCAAAAGAATCATAAATATCACCCATTAAATCAGTTTCAACTTCTTCTCCGTTTATATCTACAACAACTCTAGAGTTTGATGATTTTGATGTGTTTTTAGATGAGTCGAATGAATTGTATGTTTTCTTATCATAAAATATTCTATAATTTTCATCTTCTAAATATGTTTTAACTTTTGAAAAAATATCAGAACTTATCTGTGTCAATACATTATAAAAAAATCTATCACGAACACAATAAGTGCCATATGCTTGACTTTGCCAAGATCCTGAATCTTCAGTGTCTATTCTATCTTGAGGTTTTTTATCTATCAACGGCAATGTATTATCAATACAAGAAGTTGGTATCATACCACTTCTAAAAACATTTTCTGTTATTGTACTTCCTTCAATGGATATATCTTGTAAAAATTTTGGAATTTTATTATACACATCAACAGTTTGTCCAATCGGAGCTGATGAATTTGGAACTATGGTAACATTAGAATTCGTCACTTCTATATTTCCACATCTTCCCATTATATCTGGTATGTTTTTAAAATATTTTTTATTTTTTGATAATTCTCTGGTATATTGACCCAATGGTCCTCCCAACAATTGATTTACATAATAACGAACGGTGAATATATCTAATTGAGAACCTTCAGAATCTAGCTTGTTTATAAATTTTTCAAGTTGATTAAGTCCTAATTCATAAACTTTTTTAAATTCTTCCATGAATTCTCTATCCTTGGAAGTAAACTCTGGAAATTCATTAAGATTCTTGATGTTTTCAAGATCTTCTTTTGTGAACTCTATAGCTCTTAATATTTCAACTTTATTTCGCATTGTGTTTATTTGTTATTCAGCATCATCGCTAACATTACTAGTTGGACCTATATATGTTTTTGTACAAAAAAATTGATTTCTATATAAATCAGCATAAAATATATGTTGAATTTCTGTTACCAACCATCTACCAAGTAATTTTTCATCACTTTTCCATTGTTCTTTTTTTGTTTTATATATATCTATGAATTTACCACTTTGTCTAAATGTATCTCCCAAATTGACAAATGTCGCTTGTAAATTATAAAATATCAAAGCGGCATTCATTTCAGCTTCAATTATCTTAACACTATCTTCAATTTGAAAAGGCATTCTATAATGCTTAAATTTCTCTGGTAATGTATTATTGAATACTAAACAGGGTTTTGGCTTACCACCTATTGAACTGAAAACATCAACAAACTTTTTCTTCCACTTGTCTTTTAATTTTTTAATATCTATTTTTTTAATTTTAGTTTCTCCCAAAATAGGATCATAACCATGCACTATTCTATTTACAAAAAAATTATTTGTAATATCATGAGATGGTGTTGAATATCCTATATTTCTACTACCCCCAATGTATGTTCCAGTCTCAGCGTCTGCAGGAGGGTTGTTTGGATTACTTGGATCAAATTCGCTGGTTAAATCTCCAATCGCAAAAGCATCCATTAAATTTTCTTTCTTTTTATTATCTTCAAACAATTTTGAAATTAATTGAAGATTGAATTTTTCTTTAGAATGATCCCATTGCAAAAATGCCTTTACATAAATATCATCCGCCTTTGCATAAAAAACTCGCAACAAATAATATACAAGATCTATATACCTCCAATTTAAAGGTGGTATGTATGATAATTCAAAATCTCCAGATTCCCAATCACCAATTTTATCTTCTCCTAAAAGTTCTTTAAAAATATCTTTTAAAATATCTCCAACTTTACCTGAAAATGTTTTTGCGTATGGTATTTTTTCTAAAAATGGTAATACTTTAGCATCAACTAAATTGAAAGTTTTAATATTTTCTAATCTATTGTCGGGATATCCAGCATTATCATCGCTAGTTATACAAAATGTGTTTTCATATTTTTCTTTTTTACCATCTTTGGCTTTGAACATTATTTTAAATTTGTCTCTGCCATCTCCTCTTATAAAATATTTATTTTCTACAAAATCATAAGGGTTAGCAATTGATATTGTACCAGATTCAAACGGTTCGAATATATTATCAACCAATGTCATTCCTTTAACAGCAGATTTCGTGAATTTAACTTCTTGACCATCCGAATTGGTCAATTTAAATTCACACTCAAATTCAGCATCGTTGATTTTAAAAATGTCAGCCATTAATAATGTCTCCCTCCGAAAATTGTAGAGTTAGTGATATCAACATATATGGAAGTTTTATATACAATTGGTATGTATGATATTTCCGTTCCTCCATTCACATAAAATGGTGCGCCATCGAATTTATCTTTATTAAGTAAATATATTATCCACCAACTTTTAATATCTCCATAAATTCTATATGATAGTGTTGTTAGTGGTGTTCTAGCTTGTACATTATAAAATTCTAAAAATTGGTTTCCTAATGTTGGAAATTCTATCTTTTTAAGAATATTATATGTATAAAATTCTTTATCATCTATAGATTGTTTGAATATTTTAAATATTCTTTCATAATCTTCGATGTTTAATGCGCTCAAAGATGTAATCTCATTTTGATATTGACCAGCGTCCACCATATTATTTTACCTTTTCCATAAAGTTTGATGGTTCTGCTGTCAATGGTTGCAGTCCCATGTTTATTTCATATGCTTCGGGCATGATAACTCCGTTGACCATTCTTTTAGTTCCTAATAAACGAACACTGAATGAACTACAGTAAGCCCATGGTATATAACGATATCCATATAATTTAGCTCTAAAAATTCTAGGAGGGTCCATTGATATGGCATCGTTTCTTTTGGGTCTGTTAATTTCAATTAATTTTTTAACCAATTCGTAATTTTTATTAAAATCAGAATTTAAAGTATTTGATAAAATAAAAGAAATATCCATCGCTCCTTCATTTGCAGAAGAATAATCATACATTTTTGGGGTTTCTATATATGACCCAGGGCTACCACCGCCCTTAAGACCTTCCATCAACGCACCCACCGCACCGCCTATATCTTTATTTTTAAAAGCACCTTCGGCTTTATTTATACCTTGATCACCGACCATTGCTGTTATTTGAGTAGCACCTCCAATATATTTTTGAGCTATGGTATCTAATGTAGATCCTATGCCACCGCTTCCTCCAAATCCATCTTGGAATGTATCTCCAAATTGATTATTGAAACTTCTAGCTTGATCACTGAAATATGGAAAATAAAAATCGTCTTCTAATTTTGCAGATTTGTATAAATCATTATAAAATTGTTCTGCTGATTTGTTGGCTACTTCTAAATAAGAAGTTAATCTATCTATAACTTGATTTGATACAATTCTATATGAACGCAATACCACTTTAGGAGCATCATTTCTTAAAGCAGCTCCTCTTGGTACACTCGTCCAATCATAATCTTTTACAACATTGTATTTACCCACAATATTATTTATCAACCAAGAGCATATACACTCCCAGCATATCCCATTCTATTATCACTTAATGATATTCTATTTTTACCACCATCTGACATCATAGGGATTGGTTGAGGAATAACAGATGCGCTACCACTTGAGCCATTCATTCTTTTCATTTCTTTAAGTGTCAAATTACCGATATTGACAAGCGCTTCTAAATATTTACATTGATTTAAACTAGCATGTTCAATAATTTGAGCAACACTTATAGCTTCATTGTTTTTAAATTCTGTTTGGTCATTTTTAGAATTTAGACCTTTTTCATTATTTGTTAATGTTTCATATTTGTTATTTGGAATTTCACCAGCTAAATTAATAATATCTTCAGAAAGTTTAACAAAGGCGTTAAGCATAACAGATTTAATATCGGGAATGATTCCTGAAAATATATCTTTTAAACTTTCTAAGTATGAAGAAAAAGAATCTGAAACTATTGGTTTTGCTGCATTAAAAACATCAACTATAATTGAACCAATACCCTTTAATGATTCTGATATTGTTGGTTTTGCTGCATTAAAAACATCAACTATAATTGAACCAATACCCTTTAATGATTCTGATATTGTTGGTTTTGCTGCATTAAAAACATCAACTATAATTGAACCAATACCCTTTAATGATTCTGATATTTTTGGTGATATTTTATCGAATGCGCTTGATAACATATTATATAAATTATCAACTCCCACAATCAGTGCTGATTCTATTTTTGGTAAAATTAAACTTATTTGGTTTGAAAATTTATCAAATATATCACTTGTGAATTTTTCAAGTTCTGGAAGTATTTCGGAAAACTTTTTAAATGCTGCATCAAATGCGTTTTTACCTAATGTTTTCAAAGAAGAAAACATATCACTTGCAAGACTTCCAAGACTTTCAAGACCAGAACCTATAGAATCTGCCATTTTAGAAAAGAATCCTTTGCTTTCCTCTTTTGGTATATTGTCATTTTTGTTTTTGGATGTTGGTTTAGGTGCGGAGACCGTTGCATTATCTCCAGTTTCTGCTCCAGTTTCATCCAATATACCAAACCATTCTAGAGGTTTTCTCAAGAAAGCTGGCAATTTGTGTAATTTACCTTTTATCCAATTCTTTAATCTATCTTTCCAACTTCCATCAGGAGATAATGATTTTTCATCTTCGGTTTCTCCTCCAAGTAACCAACCAGCTAACATATTGAAACCACTTACCAAAGGACCACCTCCAACAAAAGCAAGAACACCCTCTCCTAAAAGTTTAAATCCTTCTCCAATATTTCCACTTGTGAATGCATCCCACGCCATTCCAAATCTTTTTATGCCGCCCACAATAGGCAAGTTCATAGCATTATCAGATATGTATGTTCCAATTTGAGATATCCATCCTTTGATAGTTCCCATAACTCCACCTTCATTTATTTGGGCTTGTTGTTCTTCTTTGCTTGCAGATAAAAATGATGATAACCATTCATATCCTTTTATTAAAAACCCACCCCCTGGTACAATGGATATTAATCCATAAACAGTCTGTTTTAATCCTTCGCTCCAATTACCAGATCCAAAAGCATCCCAAGCCATTCCAAAGCGTTTAAGTGATCCAACTATAGGTATATATAATGCATTATCCCATATCCATTTACCCATGTTAGATGCCCAGCCCTTGATTGTTCCCAGAGCATTAGCATTGCTTAATGCACCTCCTTCAGCAAATGTTCCTTGGGATTCTAAAAATGCTTTTAATACATCGACACCTATTGATAATATAGGACCAACAAATGGAACAAAATTAGCCAATCCGCTCACTATTTCAAGCAATCCTGGAATTATTCTACCAGCCTTAAATTCTTTATAAGCGAAAAACAAACTAATTAATCCTCCAACATATGGAATTCTTTTTAAAGCTGTTAATGCAAATCTTTTCAAAAAGGTCGCGCCTAATAATTTCAACCCACCTATTAATCCAACCTTGCCTAAAACCTTCATTGCATCACCAGCAAATCCCACTTTTTCAAACAATGACGCTATTAAGGTAGGTATAGCTGCTCCAATTAATGCAACTCCACCGACAAGAGGTAATAAAAAGTCCAATAAATTAAAACCTTTTTTCTTATCTGGTGATACTGCAGTTTCTTTAGGTTTGTTTTGTCTTTCTAGTTTAGAAATTAATGTTTGTTGAGTTGTGTCTTCTTTTTGCTTTTTCTGATAAGCAAAAAAAGATTCATTAAACAATGAAAATACTTCTTTTAGTTTTTTCTTATCAGATCCTGATAAAGAAGAATCTTCTCTTTTTTTACCAAGAGAAGAGTTATTAATATTATTATCTATTAAATTTTGTTGAGTATTGGGTACGCCTTTTTCTTCTTGAATTTTTTCAAGATTGTTTAAGATTCGACCTATTGTTACTATGATATCACCTAGCTCCACATAATTATTTAGGATCAAGCATCAAAGAATGCGACATCAATATCAATTTGGTGAACTTCTCCATCAATTTCAACTTTAAGAACTTCAACTTCTTTTTGCTTTATATCTTGTATAAATTCAATAATTTGTTTGTTTATAGATAAAGGAAGATTGTTTACAATTTTGATACGATCTCTTACTGAAATTTCAGAAAATTGAACAGTATCTTCTCCAACGGTGAGTGATTTTATATATTTTACAAGTTCATATGTATATATTTCGCTCAAACTCTTACCGACATCTTTATCAGCTTCTTTTTTGAGAACATCAACACATGTCGAAATGACTTGATTTTCTGCTGTTAATGTCGGTACTTCTAAATCTATTTCAATACCTCCTGTAATTTTCTTGTTTAATGTATGTTTAATTTTTTTCAATTGCTCGACTACACCATTAAGCACATCGTATTGTTTATTTGAAATTTTTATAAAACTTCCCATACTATCAATTCTTAATTGAATTACAATTAATAATTTATCTATAATTTTTAAATCTTTATTATTGGTATTTTCAATAATAATATCATTTAGATTTTTTTGGAATTTTAATGGACCTACGATACCATCAGTTATTGTTGATATAATGTCTTTTTGTTGTTTGAATGTTAAAGATTCAGAATCTATTTTTTTACCAGTTGATAAAACATCAACTTTTATTTTATCATCTTTTAATTGTTCGATTTTATCAAGGAAGTTTTTTACATTATCGTCCATTCTTCTATTTACAAAATTGTATTAAAAATCAAGCGATGGTAAGTTTTTTTGTTGAGATTCTATTTCATCACTATATTTCTTTATATAAAAATTTACATCTTTTACATCAGAATTCATTAAAATATCAGCACTTATTCTTTTAGATATAAAAAATATAACATCTTGAAAATATTCTTTTGAATAATTTCCAAAAAGACTTTTTAAAAATAAAAATGGGTCGTTTGTATAAAAATTCAATTTAATATTTTCCAAAGCTTTATTTTCAAGTTTAAAAATTTTTGTTTTATCTTTTGATAAAATGTCTATCAAATTTGAAAATATTTTAGCTGGTAATTTATCAATAACCATTTTTTTATCATAAAAACTTAAATCTGATAAATTTAATGATACATTAGAAATGTTGATATTTTTTATAAGATTATATATCGGCATATTACCACCATCATATACAAAAGTGTTAGCTAATTGCAATTCGCAATTAAAATCATCATTTTCAAAATATAAACCGCTTTCTATTTCATCAGATAATTCATTTAATAAATAAGATATTTGAAGATTTAGTTGTTTTCCATTGGGATTGAAAGTTAATGTATCATTCACATGATATTCCCAAAATTTCAATATGGTTTTGAATTTTTGATATACATTATCTCCTTCAAATTCATTAAAAAAATCACAAAGTTTTTGATTTTGATTTGTATCTATAATTTCTGCGACTTCTTTTAATTTTAAAAAAGTTAGTCTCATATTATATTAATTATAACTGTTCGTAATTTTGACAAGCAAATGTTATAGATTTTATTTTAAAATCGGTATTGTCGTAATTTAAAGTAAATCCTTCAACCGCTGTCGGAAATGCTTTTTTAAATCTAAATCCTTTTCTAAATTGACCTTTGTTTGTATATTGTTTAATTTCAACCGTTCCTTTTAAACTAGAACCAGTTTCAACCAATCCTTTGATGCCCAATGCTATCATCCAAGGTCTGAAATAATTATGTTCTAAATCTTGATTGGTTTCTAATATATTAATAGTAACATTTCTGCTTAAAAAATCACTTCTAGATTCTAAACCATAACCAGGTAAAAAACCTCCAGTATTACCCATGCTCATAGGCGTAAATGAAGATGACTCGTTTGGTAATTGAACTTCTTGAGCTACCAACAAATTACCATTTTTAATCATATCTCTAGGAGACATTTTAGCTTGCCATTTTTCACCAGCTCGTGATAATACTGAATTTATAGATCCTGTACCTACACCATCAACAGTAACTGTCCAAAAAACAGGGAGACTAAGGCAAAACTTAGACTCCCTGCTAAAAGCATTTAAAAAATCATTTATCTGTACGCCCATAGATATATTTAGGCGAATGGATTAAACGCTAAAATCTTTATAAAAATGATAACTAAATGTAGATGTGAATGATACAATTTCACCAGTGCCTTCAGCAATGTTATAAGTTAAATCTCCGATTTGTCTTATACCAACGCCGATTAATTGTATAGTTTTAACGATTTGTAAAGGTTGTCCGCTTGTAGCACCTGATTCTCTTGTGCAAGGAATTGAAAGAACATCAAGAGTGAGTGTGCTTTCTGGTCCTGGCATACATAAGTTAGCAGTTGTATCTTCGTTATTAAATGCCACTCTGGATGCTTTTTCAAGTTTAGTTCTTAAATCAAGATTTTGATCACAATAAAAATCTATACTATAACCTTCAGCATTTGCATAAGTTGCTCTTCCACCAAGGTTAAATTGCTGACCTGCATAGCTCACAGTCTTATTTTCGATTGTTCTTCCTGGAAGAATACCTGACTTAGCATAAATCAAATCAGTTTCTCCATTCAAGTTGAGACCTGGGAGTGTGATTTGTTTTATTCTAAAAAGGAAATCTCTTGAGAATTGTTTTTGTGCGGCTTGCGAAAAGAAGGTTTCAATATTTGCTGGCATGTAATTATTTAGTCTAGACGCAATAAAAAATGAAATACTATAAAAATTTTAATAGATATTATTGATTTACTGCGGCTATTTCACTAAATAATTAAATGGGAATAAAATATTCATTAAGTGAAAACGATTTAATAAAAATTAAAGAAAATTATGGTAAAATGCCAAATAAAGATCTTTTAAAAATTTTAGACAATGATTGCAGTGTGGGGATTTTAACGCATACTGCGAAAAAATTAGGAGTTCGCACAAAGCGCGATGTTGTTATAAGAGTTCAATTATCTGAAACATATGATAAAATTATAGAAATTTTAAATATAATAGAAGATAAAAAAGCATATTCATTAGAACATGCCACGCAATTAGGGAAACTGCACATATCAACATTTTTAAAATCTATCAAAAAATATCCAAAACTTTTAGAACAATATAATAAAATAAAATGGAATGATGTTTTTGATTTAAAATGTTCTGTGTGTAATTCTTTATTAACTTTAGATAATTATAGAAGATTGAATAATATTACCTGTTCAAGAGGTGCTAATAAGAATAGATTTAGAAAATGTGATGCTTGCCATACCCTATCAAATAGGGTCATAGACACACCCGTTAAAAAAATAGGACTTATATTTTCTTCGGCTAAATCGAGAGCTAAAATGAAAAATATGGATTTTACAATTACAAAAAATGATATAATAAAAATGGCAAACGATCAAAATTCGAAATGTTATTACACTGGAGATATTATGGAATATGAAATAGGGAATCCAAAAATGATATCTATTGATAGACTGGATAGTTCCAAAGGATATACATTAGATAATATATGCCTTGCAACTTGGGAAATTAATAAGATGAAAGCTGATATAAATTTCGGCAGATTCCTAGAAATCTGCCGAAAAATAAATTCAAACTTTAAATCTGATTAATTTATACGATTTCGTTAAAGTTAGCATCTGTGCGAGTCGCTGTGAATGTTACTAATATGAATTCAGCTGCTCTGGTTGGTTTAATTAAGATATCAGCTCTCAACTCATTGTTATCAATAACTTCGGGAGTATTAACTCGCTCATCAGCTACGATGAGATAATCGTATAATCCTTGATTTTGTTTAGCAAACTCAAGCAATGGAGTGATTGTGTTTACAAATCTTGTTCTGGTGAACTCAGTGTTTGGTTCGAATAAGAAATATTTGGATGCTTTCTTAACTGGTCTTTCAAGTGCTAAGAAGAGTCTTCTTACGTTGATTCTATCAAAGGCGCTTGGTTTGCGGCTAAGAGTTTTTTGACCCATTACAACCATACCGTCACTTGCACTGAAATATACAGGGTTGATATTAACTTTATATAATTCATCGCGTTGCTTTTGATTTGGATTAACTGCTAAATCAAGTGCTGATGTTGTAAGAACACCTCTGTTGAATCCAGCTGGAGCGATCCAAGGGAATTCATTAGCATCGGTTCTTGCCATTACTGCAGCTGCGTGTGGAGATAAAGGCATCCAATACTTGTCACCAGTGAAATCGTCATATGTTTGAACCCAGTTACCATAAACTGCAGCATATGATGTGTTGGTTAATGACAATTGGTGTCTGATTGGCCAATAAACATCTGTTTGGAATGTTCTAGTTCTGTCTGAAAGAATCTTTGTATTCTTACCTGTTACCAAGAAGTGTCTAATTGGATCTGCTATGAACATACAATCTCCTCTACCACCAGTGTTGCTAGGAAGATTACAGAAGTTTTCAAATTGATTGAACACTGCTGTGTAGTTTGCTCTCAAATTAGTAGCTGAAAGATTATTATCTATCGGCTGTGATGTTCTCATTGAATCAACGTTTGTTTTTATAGTGTTATTGTAGAGAGTTTCATCATAGAATGGTGTTTGAGCAGCACACGCCATGGTGAATATTGTTCCTAACCCACCTTCAACTACAAGATCAATGTCGTAAATTTCATCATTTTTAACTGATTCTAATGCACGATTTATTTTAGTTGGAACATTTCCTACAATTTTCTGTCTGATTACAGTATTGCTAAATGCTCCAAGTGGAGTGAGAGCATCAGCATAACCGATGTCAGCGGATAGTGATTGTATAGTAGAAAGGCTTATAGTACTATTGTTTCCAGATCCTGGAAGATCTACAGACAATATTGAATAATTTGTTACCATTCCTTGTGTCAAGACACGTATTCTCTTTTGTGGAATACCGCTTGAATTCAAGCTTGTTTGGCGGAACTTATTAGAAATGAATGGGTTTACCATTATTTCAACATTTCTGCTGTTTGTATCGACAGATTCTAAGAAGAATGGAACCGCTGGTCCTCCAGAAGGATTCAATTGAGTTCTGAAAGTGTCGATAGATCCTACAATCGCATCATCAAGGACATAATCAAGCTTGAATGATTCGGTAGCGTATGTACTCTTACGAAGTTTGAAAACTGCAACATTTAGAAGGTCATCATCTTCACGACCATCAATATTATAGTTTGTAAGTTTTTCCATTATTTCAGAAACACTGTTAGCAGTTCCACCTGGGGTTGAACTGAGGCCAAACTCAAGTGTTCCAGTGGGAACATCTGTGTAAGTAATGTTGTTTGGTGTTGAAACAAAGTTACCACTCAAGCTGAGGGTCTTCACTCCGACGATAGCATCGAAATTTGTAGCTGGGTTGATGTTGGTATTATCTGCTATACCGACATAATATCCTTCAAATTGACTGTTGATTGTTGTTTGTGCTTTGTTGAAAACAATCAATCCAGCTCTACCAAGATCGGTAACTGCACTCAATTGGTTTCTTGATGAAAGACCAGTGTCTGACCAATCAAATAATGTTCCTTCAAGAGCTTGTCTGTATTGGGTTTCGGTTAAAGTTACATGAACAGGCTGTCCTAATACATATGTAGCGGCTGATAAGTCGAGAGTTGATGTTACAGCATCGTTGAAAATTGCTTTTGCTGGATAAACGAGAGCAGAAAATCTGCTTCCAAAACCGTCACCGCTTCCATCACCGTAAGGTAATCTGAAAGTATAAACATTCGCAGGTGAATTAAGAAGCTCTCTTACTGAGTAGTAGAAATAGCGTTCGGAGCTATTTGTAGGAGTTCCATAAATTTGTTCCAGTTCATCTCTTGTTGAGATCTTTATAACTTCATCAATTGGTCCTTGATTAGCAAATCCTGCTAAAAACACATTTGTTCCAACATTTTGAGGTATTCTTAAAGAAAGGTCGCGTTCTCTGATTTCAACACCTGGAGATTGTATAGTTCTAGTTGCCATATCTTTATTTATGTTTTTTCAAGTATTTTTTTTTAAATTAATCTATAGTTAACTTAAAAAGTTCTTGATCTATTAATTCTGTATGTAATTGACTGTACAAAAATACAAAACCACTAACCAATCTCATATCACCTCCAGGCTGATAATCATAATTCAAACCTTTTAAAGTTGTTGGGAATGCTTTCTTATAAGTAAATTTAATTCTTTTTTTACCATAATCATCCAATCCGTATATTGTTAGATCGGTTTGATAATCATTAAAATTAGCATCTATGCTGACATTTCTAGTATTATATTCCCCGCTTTTTTGATCATGTAATAAATTTAACCACTGATATATGCACCAATAGTTATTATATAATCCATCAACCGCAAAATTTACTTCAACGGGTGGATAACTATTTTTACTATGAGATGAAATATATAGTGTTGATCCAGCATATCTTGTTTCAATTCCAGGAACCGTTATGTCAGGAACACTTGTTCCAAATATTGAAAATTGAACATTGTCAGGTATTACAGTTTTATTATTTCTATTATGTTTTGTTGAAAATTCTTTTAAAATTGGCGGTACGTCAAAAACCAATAAAAATTTGTCCTTTGCTGCTTGATTCAGAGGGCTTTGTTTAATCTCTTGCATGATTAAAAGTATTTATCCATAAATTCTGTTTGTCCCGCATCTAAATCATATCTAGGATTTGTAAACCCACCTCCCAAGCCAACCCAGCCATCAGCTTGTAAATCTGCAATATCTGAATTTAATTCTGTTGAATTTCCAAAATATACGGGAGCTATTTGACTATTTTCAATACCATCAACCTGTTCGTTGGTATATATAGATGTTGAATTTTCAAAATATTTCAATCCAAAATTGTTGAGTGTTATTTTTGAAGGTTTTCCACAATCATCATATTCTTCAACTGTGAAATATTGTTCTATTAAATCATCATGCAATATCATCAAAGCCCAAATCATAGCCATTGTTCTATCATCATGCTTTCCAGAACTAGCTCCCCAACTATCATTGGGCAATTTAACAAAATCTTTAACAATTTCTTCTAAAGATTCTTTATTTCTAAATTGAACTGCTAATTTATCATTATAATAATATCTTGCATTTGCAACCGCATTATACTTTGTATTTCTAGAAGAAATCATACCAAGCAATTGTGTGCTTTTTCTACCAGCTAATTTACTACCCCAGGATACAATTTTATCCATATATCCCATATCCAAAGCCAATCTATCAACAACTTGTCCGCCTTGATTGTTTCTTTCTATACAAACCAAAGGTTTTCCCCAGTGACATAATATTTCATGTACTTTATTAGCAAATTCAGCTACTGGAATGGTGTTGTCATAATATTCAGCAACTTCAATTATTTCGTTTAAATCTGTTATATCTAATATTTTTATACAACTATAATCTCCACCAACGCCATCGGATGTATCAACACCAGCAACATATATCTTTTCGGGCTGAGGATGTTCAAATATTTTGTATTTTCCATCCATCAATACTTCAACAGGCTCTGAAAGAAATTGTTTCATTTTATTGTATGCATCTTCTGTCATTGAGCCAGTACCTGCATTCATAAATTTACAATTAAATTCTTGCTCCCATTTATCTTCAGAAGCTAACCCACCTTTGATTTCCTTTGCCCACTTTTCATCTCTTCCTGGAACTTCATGCCATAAAATTTTATCATGACTCCAATTGTTAGTGTTTTCAATTGCTCCTCTATATATATCATAAAAAAGATTGCCAGTTCCATTTGGAGTAGAACACATGAAAACTTTTGCTTTTTTAGAAGATGATACAATAGGAAATACAGATGCCCAAAAGGGGTCCATTAAGTGAGGTTCGATGAATGCACACTCATCAATTATGAGGCATTGGTGCGATAATACACCATTTACATAGTATCTATGAACATCTTCGATATCCAAAAAATCATATACCAACTCATTATTCTGATATGATTCAATATTGATAACTTTTATATTACCGTATAATGTATCACCTATTTTTATATTCCTTGCATATATCCAAATATTGTGGGTTAACATTATTTTATGCATGGGAGTGCAATCTAACGATAATCCATCATCAAGAGTGAATCTAATTTTGTCAGGATTTGTCCCGATCATTATGCCTCTAAAATCTTTGAAACCTACATCCGTTAAGATTTCAAATCTATTATTTTTGTAAGTTTTATGTGTTGTGAAATCGGCCATATTATTTTTTAAATCTTCCTATTATATAATTTTCAGGAATTTGTTCTTTATTCGCAAATCTTTTATTTTTTAAGGTTATAGGATCATGAGCAAAAACACTTCCTTTATTTAAATTTTTATGTGATTGTTTTCTATCAATTCCAGATCCTTTCACCCATCCGATTGGAATACTTTCTGTTTTGGATATTCTTTTAATTTCTTTAGATACTGGATTATGAATATAAATTTTACCTTTGCCTCTGAATTCACTTGCTTTCTTCGGATCATCTGAATATATTTTCAATTGTGCCTGTTTCATATTTTCAACAGCTTCTTTGGATCTCTTCATACCAACATGTTTCAATCTCATTTTTTCAATCTTTTCAGGATTTTTGTTTATCTTATCCATTCTAATTTTATGTTTTTCTGGATTTGTAACTATCCATTTTTTAATACCTTTCCCTAATTTTGCATTTCTCTCAGGATTATCATAACAAACCTCTCTCATTTTAATCATATGGTTAGGATCACTCCATAAAATTTTTGCAGATTTTGATAACTTCTCTCTAGCATAATCTGACCACTTAATCTGACTAACTCCCCCAGTTCTGATATTATAATTTGAAGGATCTTCGATAAAACTTTCTGTAACTAACCGAATCTCTTCTTCGATAGCCTCTTCATATGTTTCATAAAATTTCAAAATATCTTTTCTAAAATTTTCAATACCGTATTTATTAATCGACATCTTTATCAAAGAACCAGACCCCATATAACCATCTTCCAAATTATCAGTTTTATGAATTCCAATATATATTTTATTATTAATTAGATTTGTTATTTGGTAGATATAATTATATTTTCTCTCGATAGAACTTAATCTCATAATTATATTTAATGCATCATAATAGAAAAGACCGCATTTATACATTAACTAACAGTGTATGTATTTCATCACCATCGGATTTGATAATATCTGCCAATTCTTTCATAGATATATCACAAATCTGACCAGAAAATTTATCCCTCACAGTCACCATGGATTCGCCTACCACACATGATACACTTTGTCCACGAGCTGCAGTTCCTGTTGTTGTTGTAATGCTAATTCTGCTATTATTTTCAAGTTCCATACTTGTTTTAGCATACTCAACAACTGGAGATTTTAACCAGTTTGGTAACATTTCATATGCCATTCGAACACGACTAAAAATTTCAATAGCTGTTGATTCTTTATTAGCTACCAATAATATTCTCTGATCTGGAAAGAAATTCGCTATCCATAATATATAAATTGTCATCAAAGTACTCTTGCCTATCTGACGACTTGCTAATAAACAGAAGAATCTGTTTTCCATCATCTTTTTTAAAACTCTTTTTTGAGCTTTATATAATTTGATTTTTTTCTTACCATCATCAACATTCAATATAAAGAAATAATTTTCAGCAAAGTGTAAAATATTTTTAGAACATTTTTCTAATTCTGTTATTTGGTCTGGAGTATATGCAAATGAGCTGCCTTTAGATGGGAGATTTTGATTTCCCATGTAAAATTTTACATCTTCTTTCTTTGCCATCCTGTTTATTTATATAAAAAAGATAAATAACAATATGTTCAAAAAAGACATGCAACAAATCGGGGATGTTTATGGGGATGTTTTAAATTCCTTAAAGCATAATATCATCAAAGAAGATAAACAACCAGAAAATGCTTTTAATAGTGATTTTCCTAAACAAGATGGAGGACCGTCTGAAAAGGGAGGTTATAGTAAAGCATTGCATGATAATTGCGGAGGTGATTGCGATGTTTGTAAATGTGGGGATAGTAATCGTGAAGAAGATTCTGAAGAAACAACAACTGGATTTAATAACAAAGCTTTGGAATCAATCGTTTCAAAATTAGAAAACCCCGACTTAACTGCTGAACAAAGAGAATCTTTAGAGAAAAAGAAAAAAGAAATAGAATTGATGTTACAATCTGAAGAAGGAGAAGAAAATATTAAAGAAGAAAGTATAAAAAGTGGAAAAGAAATACTAAATAACATTATGACTAAAAAAACACTTAGTTTCGACAAATTGTATAAGTCCGTTCTTAATGAAAATTTCGGAATGGGTAATGAAGATGCTGAAAATGACATCAAAGGTCTTGGTCTTGATGACGAAATGTCAGATGATGAGATCGGTGATGAAGTTGACAGCGAAGGTGATGTAACCATCACACTTGATCGCGCAACCGCAGAAAAACTTTTAGATATTATCGGGGCTGCTATGGGTGAAACCGAATCAGAATCAGAAGGTGAAGCAGAAGGCGACGAACTTGATTTCGGTGGTGAAGACGAAGGTCCAGAGTTTGGTGAAGAAGACGAAGAAACTCTTGGAAAAGGTTCATCACTCACAGGAAAGAAGAACACCGTTGGTAAAGTAAAGCCAAAAGGTGGTAGCGCAAGTTCAGATGTCACTGATGAAGTTGGCGATGACGGCGATTATGGTCATGCAATTTTAAACGCAAAGCAACCTAACATGGGTACTGGTTCCAATAACAAAGTTGGTAACTACAAACAAGGTGCTGAGTACATAAGATAATTTAAACAAACCCAAAATAAAATATTAAAGGGAGTCTTTCGACTCCCTTTTTTATTAAATAATTACAGTGAAAACGTTCGATCAATTTTTCTTAGAATATGCTCATGATATGGCACTGGGAGGAGCTAAATTAGGAGTCCATCTCAATAAAAAAGGAGGAAACTTAACAATAGATCCCAGTGAAAGAAAAATTATGATGAAGCGACCTGAATATAAACCACAATTATCATTGGGTCAACAATTTGTAGGTAATATGTTTGCAGATATATTAATGAAATTGTTTAATTCAACCGAAAGTTATGATAACTTTCAAGAAAATAAAGTTCTAACTTGTAAAAACAGTGATCTGGGATTGCAATGTAGATATATCAATAATCAACCAGCAGCAGTTGTAATAAAAGTTAAATAATTTTATGGGATGTCCTGTAACACCATTATCATGTCTTGAGCCTTCAAATATCTTTGCTGGTATATTTTCACCAGCGTGTGGTGGATTTGCAGACCCTTCTAGATTTCAAGCTGAACGAGCTGTTTATAACAGCGGATTTAATGAACTAATTAATAATTTCGGAGTTGATGTTGATTATTATATACACACATATAATTTATCAGCAGCTAATAATTTTTATGGAGAACATACAACAGCTCCGTATTATGGACCTATAAAAGTACGTGCATATGTAGAATATGAACACAACTCAGTACCATTACAAGTTTATGGTTGGGAGCCTGATGATAGTGTTACAATGTATATACACATCAACACATTTATAACAGCTTATAAATCTTTAAGCGTATATCCAGCAAACGGTCAAAGAATAGAACCAAAAGCGGATGATGGTTTTATTTTAACTCCATTTGGGTGTGATAGACCTTATTCAAGAAGCCCTAAACATTTTGTTGTAACTCAGGTAATTGACGAAGATAGCTCAACTATCAATCCAATGGCGGGACATTATGTTTGGAAGATTAATGCTAAGAGATTTGATCACAGTTTTGAAGCTGGATTTAATCATGAAAATGATAATGTTCAAGTATACGATAATTCATTCAGTGGAGTTTTAAGTTCTTCTATAATTGAAAATGACGGAACTACACTTTCAGAACAAGTATCCAGCGCTGCAAAAACTTATAATTTTGATGTTGATGAATATGTTAAAGAAAAAATCTTTAATAACAAAGTTAATGACACATCAATTTATGGTGATTATTTTTAAATTATAAATTTTTTAGTATTTTTTCAATATTAAAAATTTCATTATAATCATCGTATGGACATTCATCAATCATTCCTGTAATGTCATAATCAAACAAATAAGAATTCGCGGAGCCTTCTAAATATGAATTTTCTGATAATATATTATTATGCAAAGAATAACCAAAAAGTTCTGGCTTTGTAATATTCCAAAATACGGTAGATTTCAACCCTAAAGCAGCAGATGCGTGTTGTAAGCATGAATCTATTAATAATCTTTTATCTGACCATAATAATAAACTTATAAGAACTTTTTTAGACATTTTTTGATCAATTCTTAAACAATTATTTAAAACTGGATGATTATCGTAACACACATGCATTATGTTATAATTTTCAGATAATACATTTACTAATTCTTGAGCAATCGCAGGATGTATATCTCTAGCCCAAGAGTATGGTAAACTTTGAGTAGCAGATCCAGCTCCCCCGAATGGTTGAAATATTAAAAGGGGTTTGTTATCTTTAAAGTTAATTAAAGTTCTAGATATTTCTTTTTCTCTAGAATTTAAATAAATTTGCGGAATTTCATTATTATATTCAACTCCTATCATATCGCACCATGTTTGAATCAAGTGTTTTTCTTTAGTGATATGCGATGTTTGTTTGTAAGGTTCTTGAGCAAAAATTTCAACATCTTTTTTATAAATAAAATCTCTATAAAAATATTGATTGCTTCCTAATCTTAATGATTTTTCAATTATTGGATTATTGTAAAATATTTCAGGATATGCACATGAAACTATAATTTTAGTTTCTGGATTTTTATTATGATATGCTTTTAAAACTGCTGATGCTGCTATGTGTTTACCGACCCCGCCTTCAATATGAAAAATCGCTGTTTCTGCCATAAAAATTAATTATTGTAATTTAAGTCAAAGTCAATAAGTAGATCTATGAAAGAAAAAGAAATATTTTTTATTAACGGAATGCCAAGATCTGGTTCGACACTGCTTTGTAATATATTAGCACAAAACCCAGAATTTCACGTCACAGCCACCAGCGGTTTATCTGAAATAGTCAAAGGGATACACGAATTCTGGAAAACAAGTCCGATAATCAAAGCATCAGAATCTCCAGAAAAACAATTAAGAATTATAAAAGATTTATTTCAATCTTATCATTCTGATACAGATAGACCCATAGTTTTTAATAAATCCAGAGCTTGGGCAGGATTGATCGAATTAGTTGAAAATTCATTAGATAGACCTATAAAAATAATAACCACGACTCGTGATATTCCTAGTGTATTAGCTTCTATGGAAAAACTTTATAGAAAAGAAATCAAAAATATCAATAGTCCTTTTCAATCTGGACCTCAAATGAGTACACTTGAAGGTAGATTAAATGTATGGGCAGCATCTGATGGCTTGGTTGGGGGAACTTATAATGCAATTTTAGATGCTATTTATAGAGGGCATCGTGATAAGTTTCATTTTGTAAATTATGAATTATTAACCAGAGATCCAAAAACCACAATGATAAATGTTTATCATTTTTTAGGAAAATCATATTACGATCATGATTTTACAAATGTACAACAATATACAAAAGAAAACGATGCTGAACACGGGTTTACGGATTTACATACAATAAGACCAAATATACAACCACAAATAGATGATAGTAGATCTATATTAGGAGGGTTATATGATAGATTTGGCAATTTTAATTATGAATTTTAGAGGAAATGTAATGGTATCTTTCTAAGAGATCCATTAACACCAATTACTAAATATTGGGCAATCGCACCCGCTGTTGCGGTAGTACTCAATGCAAATGATTCAGAACCTATTGAAATTTGATTTGAAGCACTGACAGTAGCAAAGTTACCAAATGCAATTGCGTTGCTCAATCCATTGGTGAGTGTATTTGAATTTCTACCTATTAAAATATTGCCATGTCCTGATAAGTTGGTAAATCCTGCGCATAGACCAACAAATATGTTATTGCTTCCGTAATTATTATAACCAGCACTTAAACCAATAGACAGTACATTACTTCCACTTAAAGTAGTGACATTATCGCTAATTGAAAAATTAGTACCTTGACTTCTTACAAGATAATTACTAGCAGATAATTGTAAAGAAGATGCGGTTAATGTTCCATAAATTGCTTGAGAAACTTGGAATGCGTTTGAAACATTTACTCTAGCGCCAAAACCACTGTTTCCTTGGAATGTTGTATATGTACTTTGCCAATTTGCGCTGTTGGCTGCTACAATTGTATAACTATTTTCCCAATCCGTGCTTAATGCAGTCATGGTTGCAAACGTGTTGTTCCAATTTGCACTGTTAGTTTGTGTTATTGTATGTGCTAAGTTCCATTGATTACTGTTACCACCACTAGCATACATTACAGAATTTGAACTTAAAGCTCCAGATACTGAGAGATTACCAATAATATTAAATCCAGACAATTCGAATTGTTTAATATCTATTACGCTTATATTAGCAGATAATACATTAAGTGTAGTTACATTAGCAACATTTATATTAGCAGTTAATGCATCGATTCTAGACATGTTTGAAGACAAAGCTTCAAAATATATAGAAGATATTCTATTATTAACTGTGAGATTGTTTATTTTGGCAGGGGTTCCTATAAATACTGTATTTCCAGAAGATGATATTGATATATTTTCTGTATTTAAAACTATTTGATTTGATTGTGTTGCGATTGCATTTGTTCCAATTATAATTGAACCACTCAATGAACTGAACGCAGGACTTAAAGTTCCTGAATTACTACCAATGAAAATATTTTCTGAACCGTTTTTATTATGAGTTCCAGAATACACACCCACTGCTATGTTTTTTTGTCCTGTAATGTTACAACTCCCAGCATAATGACCTATAAAAGCATTACATGTGCCTATTGTAGTTCTAAAACCAGCACCCGTTCCGAAAAAGTTATTTCTCCCACCTGATGTAACATAACGACCAGCGAGACTACCTATAAAGTTATTTACATCTGCTGTATTAATATAACCAGCAGCTGCGCCAATGAAATTATTGTCCGAGCCTGTTGATCGAGCCCCAGCAGCCGTTCCTATAAAATTATTATTATTACCTGTGGTATTGCAATAACCTGCACAAAATCCAATAAAATTATTATAATTAACTTGAGTATTTACACCAGCTTTAGTTCCTATAAAGTTATTATGATTTCCATAGGCGCTGTTTCTTCCAGCAGCAAAACCAAAGGAATTATTATAGAATCCATATGTGTTACCACACCCAGCATAACGTCCTATAAAGTTATTAAATCCGCCGATGGCGTTACAAGCACCAGAATGGTCGCCTATAAAATTATTAGAGCATCCAGTTGTATTACTACGACCAGAATTTTTACCAACAAAAAAGTTATAACATGCGGCAGATCCACCATTCACATCGCCATATGCTCTACTGTTAAATCCAGCACATTCTCCTAAAAATATGTTATGATTGGTTGATTGACAATTAATAAGAATAGTAGTTCCATTGTCGTAATAACTATATCTAGATCCTAAAGAATGACCAGCTTTAAATCCAATTGCTATGTTGCTTTGGGGAGCTATGTTAGCTTTTGGAGAAAACGGATTTGTGTACCCATAACCAGCTTTATAACCTATAAATGTATTGTTTGTAGGATTACTTGTATATTGAGATATATTACTACCAGCAGCGAAACCTATAAAATTATTATTAGATCCTGTGGTATTGCTGAAACCAGCACTTAATCCAATAAAATTATTATTAGATCCTGTGGTATTTTTAAAACCTGAGCTAAGACCTATGAATGTATTACTACATCCTGTGGTATTAAAAAACCCAGAATTTGATCCAATAAAATTATTTGAATTTCCAAATGTATTTGATCTACCAGCGTTATTTCCTATAAAGGTATTATAACAGCCACCTCTATTACAAAAGCCAGCGCGGTTTCCTATAGCAACATTAAGAGATCCTGATAAATTAGTATATCCAGATCTCACACCTATAAAGGTATTTGAAGATCCTGTTGTGCTATTTCTACCAGCATATCTGCCAATATTTGTATTGTCACTTCCTGTGGTATTTGATGTTCCTGCGCGATTGCCTATGAACGTATTCCCATCTCCAGAAGTATTGCATGCGCCAGCATAACAACCCATAAAATTATTAAAAGAGCCATTGTTATTTCGTCCAGCACCAAACCCCACAAAATTATTAAAAGTGCCTGTGTTATTTTCTCCAGCTGCATTTCCTATAAAAGTATTATGAGAGGCATTGTTTCTAAAACCAGCTCTAGATCCTATAAACGTATTCGAAGTTCCTGTTGTGTTTAGTAAACCAGATGAAAGACCTATGAATATGTTATTAGTTCCGCTTATAGCGTTGGTATGTGGTCTTATTCCTAATGAGGTTGATGTTGATTGAAATACATGACCACCTGATAATATAAGATTTGATGCTGTTAATGAACCGAATATGGTTTGGGATGTTGTAAAATTATTATTTCTATTAACTGTTGCAAACTGTCCACTGAGTTGAGAAAATCTACTTATTGAAAATAAACTTCCAGAAAGATAAGTTGTCAAAGAACTTAAAGCACCTACTCTTGTCACACCACTTTGCACAAGAGGTATTTGTTCAGATCCCTGATATGGTAAATTATTCAAGGGAAGTTGAGAAATTTTAACAGCCATGTCTTTATTTATTTAGTTTTTGTATAAATACTCCAATATATGAAAAAAATAAAATTATTAAAGGGATTACTACAAAAAGAAGAAAAAATACTCGATGCTTTTGAAGATTTACAAAATTTTTTGGATTCTACCGAAGATGAAGAGTTGTCTAGCATGGGAAATGAATTGCATGAATTGTTGATTGACTTTTTTCAAACCAATGATACATTAAACATATATGACATCCGAAATTTCGTCGAAGAAGAATACGAATCCAACTAATGTTTTAATTTTAGGAGCTGGTTACGTAGGAACAGAATTGTTCTCATGGGTCAATAAAGAAAAAAACAACTATTGGCTATATTCCAGAAAAAATCTAGATTACTCTGATCAATCAGTGTTGAGTAAGTTTTTACTTAATAACAAAATTGAGTATGTCATTAACTGTTCTGGATTTACTGGTAGACCAAATGTTGATGAAGGGGAAATTAAGAAAAAAGAGTGCTGGGAACTTAATGTCTTGCTGCCTTTAAAAATTAGTAAGATTTGCAAAGCTCTTAATATTAATTACATTCATATTTCATCGGGATGTATCTACTCTGGTTATGAAAAGGAATTTACTGAAGAAGATGCTCCTAATTTTGGATTGTATGATCATTCGTCTTTCTATTCAAAATCAAAACATGCATTTGAAACTCTGAATGATTATGGATGTACAATCCGTGTTAGAATGCCATTCGGTGATGATCTTCATGAAAGAAGTTTTATTACTAAAATCTTAAAATATGATAACTTAGTTAACTATAAAAACTCTAAGACATATCTTCCAGATCTCTGTAACTTTATCGAATATATTGTCGATAATAGTATTAATGCTAATAAGATAGGAGTAATTAATTTTGTAAATCCTGAAGCTAAAGATACAGAGTTTCTAGTTGAACGTATGAAAGTGTTTAATAGCTATCAAAACAAAAATTGGAAGTTTGTAGATATTAAAGATATTAATATTACAGCACCTAGATCCAATTGTGTTCTTTCTATTGATAAGTTAAAAAGTATGTTTCCTGACTTCCACATCGAAACAGAAGCAGATGCAATTGAAATGGCACTAACTAATATCTAATTTTATGAAAGCAATAATTTTAGCGGGAGGCAAGGGTACACGATTGTATCCATTAACACGTACTATCAGTAAACAACTATTGCCTGTTTATAATAAGCCAATGATCTACTATCCTCTTCAAACATTGAAGGATATGGGTATTAGAGAAATACTAATTATTACAGCAGATTCTCAACAATGTAGATTGTTTCAGAATCAACTCAGACATGGGGAACCGTATGGTTTAAAAATTGAATATGCTATTCAAGAAAATCCAGGGGGATTACCTGAAGCATTTATTATAGGTGAAAATTTCATTGGAAATGATGATGTCACTTTAATTCTAGGAGACAATGTCTTTATTACTAATTCAGAAATTAAAGCAATTCCAAACACCATATACACATATAAAGTGAAAAACCCATCTGCATATGGCGTTGCTGAAATCGACGACGAAGGTAAATTAATCAACATTATCGAAAAACCAGCAGAATATGTTAGCGATAAAGCGGTTGTTGGATTGTATGTTTTTACTAATATCGCTATTAAACTTGCGAAAGGATTGACACCTTCAAAAAGAGGAGAACTTGAAATTGTCGATCTTATTAAAAAAATAGACGATGCCGAAGGCATATCTGTTCAAGAATTTGAAGGTTTTTGGTTTGATTGTGGAACTCACAATGATTTGCTTGACTGTGCGAATTTAGTTGCTACAATTGAACATAGAACAAACAAAATTGTAGGATTATCAGAATGAATTTATGGATTGAAAAATATAGACCGCAAACATTAGATGATATGTGTTTGTTGGATAGTACAAGAGCCTTTTTCTCATCTTTTACCAATGAAATACCCCACTTCCTATTCACAGGAAATCCTGGTACTGGAAAAACTACCATTTCTAGAATAATTGTACAAGATATCTTAAAATGCGATTACTTGTATATAAATGCATCAGATGAAACTGGCATTGACAATATAAGAGTTAAAGTATCTGGATTTGTACAAACAAAAAGTTTTGATGGTGGTATCAAAGTTGTTGTTCTTGATGAAGCAGATGGTTTATCAAAAGAAGCTCAAAAATGTTTGCGTAATTTAATGGAAGATTATGCTAAAGTCGCTAGATTCATTTTAACAGCAAATTATCGTCACAAAATTATAGCTCCGTTACAATCTAGATGTCAAAGTGTAGATATTAGACCGACATTGAAGGGGGCTGTTAAAAGATGCTTATATGTTTTACAAAATGAAGACATTGACATACCTAAAGAACAAAATAAAGCATTAATCGATCTTGTTAAGAATTATTTCCCAGATCTTAGGAAATGTATCAATGAAATTCAGAAACACTCAATCGATGGTGTTTTAAATATCGATGGAAAAACAGATAACAACAGTTTATGTTCTTACATATGGACTGGTATTTTAAACAAATCATCATTACAAACTAGAAAATATTTGATTGAAAATGATCATTTGTTTGATAATGATTACGACCAGTTGCTTTCTAATCTTTTAAATTATATCTATGATTTAGAAGTCGATGAATTACAAAAAAAACAAGCTATCGTGCAAATTGCAGATAGCTTGTTTAGAAGTAGTAATGTGATTGACAAAGAGATCAATGCATTTGCATGTCTTTTGTCTTTAGAGAATATATTTTAAGCGGTTGCAGGAAGTGGAGGAGGAGTAGCAGCTGATTGTTGTGATCCACCAGCATTATAACCTTGCTTAAATGCACCGCCAATACCACCAGTAAATCCTGTGTCTTGAGCAGATTGCTTTTGACCAGCGGTTTGACCTTTGGCTTGCTCAAGTCTGTTCATTATTTGGGCAAGTGACATATTAGTAACATCGCCTCTTAAATCAATTAAACCTTTGTTTTGAGCTGCTTGAACTAAATCAATCAAGTCCATAGCAGATTTTGAAGCATTTTCAATTGCTTGAGCTTGTTCTTTATCTGCTGCTGCTGTATTGTAAAGATTTCCAACATTTTGAGCAGCTTGACCAGCGGCTGCTTTTACGCCAGAACCAACTTGACCGACTTTTTGAGCGGTTGTTTGTCCAGCTTGCTTAACGGCATCTACAGCCCCTCTACCAGCTGCTGCAAGACCCCTACCAGCTGCTGAACCAACAGCACCTATACCAGAAGCAACTCTACCAGCGGCTTGTCCCAAAGCTCCTAAAATTTCTTCTATAACTTGAGCTTCTTCAAGTGTCATGTGAGGGAGTCTTTTCTGAATTTCAGCAATTGTCATATGAGGTGCTGATTCTTGAAAAAGTTGAGCTGTATATGCTTCAGCGAGAAGCGCTTGATCTAATTTTGTTATTCTAGCCATATTATTATTTATGCGGTTAAGGTATTTTTTTTAAATAATCTAAAATTAAATTGTACATTTCTTGGGTGTGTTTGTTTATATCACCTCCAAATACTTTAGACACATCTTTACCAACATCATATGCAACAGATTTTGCAAATTCATGCTGTTTATTTGTTTGCTTTAAAGAAGATTTAGAAAAAGCTCCAACTACTTTAGATCCAAGTCTTCTAATAAGACCTTCTTCTACGAGAGATTCTTTATATGCTTCGGCTATTTTTTGATTTTCGTTTATCATAATAATATAATTTTAAGAAGCGTATGCTACAACTTCAATATCTTTACCTCCTGGATTTCTTCCAAGATTTTCAAAATTAAATGAAATCATACTGTTTTCAATTTCTTGTTCTTCATCAAATGGATCTCCACTTGTTGATTTTCTTCTAAAAGATAACATTTTCTGTGCGCTATGACCAGGATGATGATGAGCTTTTGATATGTCTATATCATTGGTAACAGCATCTAAGTCAAATCCAAGTTCATCCAATGCACTGGTGACAGCTCTCAATGCTTGTCCAGCGGTTTCAAAACGAGCGTTTCCATCTAAACCATAAATTGTCAATTTATTTGTAATTTGATGTCTTTCTGAATCAGAAATTCTGGTTGGATTACTGGCAGCTTCATACAACATGCCAAGCATTTGATTATCTTTCTTTAATGTAGTGCTTTCTGGAAGTTTATATTCTGTTGGGGTGGCTTTCCCATTACCTTTGTCAGTTTTTCTGGTGATATGATTATTATCAATATTAACCACTTCTGGTTTTATTGTAATTTTGTCTTTTCTCTTCCACTCATCAGGAATTGGGCTTAAATTGATGTCATCTGATGGGATTTTGTCAACCATATCAGAAGAAACTGTAACTTTACCATAAATTCTGGTTCCACCTTGGTCCGCAGCGATTGTTAATACATAATTATCTGATGTTTTGAATTGATTGCCAGCACTGGCTCCAGATAGCTTATCTCCAACTTGAACCACCTTTATATTCAACCCACATGTTGCTAAATCGTCAACTTCTTTTTGTAATTCTGTTGACATTGCCTTGTAAGCATCGCATGATTTATAGTTAGGTCTGAATTTAACAAGATCGCCAGTAAGATAATCATGACGAGCTACAACAGACTCAAAAATTGCATCAAATAATTTTCCCATGCAAATTATTTAGTTAAAATGATAAATAAAGTTATGAATTTCAATAAACTTTGTGAAGTAATACTTGAAGCAAAAGGAACCAGACCAGGTCAAGCTTATAAAACCGCTAAGGAAACAACAGCTCCTATGGGATTTAGCGGGAGTTCGGCTGGATTTGGGGGAACTCAAGAAAAAAGAACACAACTGGATCGTTGGGAATGGTCAAATGAAATAACAGCAGATCCAGAGACCAAAGGAGGTAGCGGCGAAGGATTACGCGCAATGAAAAGATTTTACAAAGTTTTAAACAACGCATTTCGCTTGTTAGAAAACGACACCGATTTTAGTAAGAGAGTTTTATCAATGTCAAATGATATGGATAAGAAAAGACAATCTTATGGAAGAATCACAGTTGAAGATGAGAATGGAAAAATGAAAACATTCGATGAGGAGAATGTGATGAAAATATTTCCTGGAAATATTGCAAAGTATGCTGGCGAAGAAGAAACAAGAAGAGCGAAAATATCATATTTGGAAACAGTTAAAAAGAATACTGAAAAACCAAAAGAGATAGAAGCAATTGATAGAGAACTTCAAGAAATAGAAGCAGAGCGTCAAGAATATGAAAATAAATTAAACACCGCTCAAAATATATATAATCAAGTCTTAGAAAGAACCAATGAAATTGAAGAAGTCAATAAATCATTGAATGATCAAAAGATGGAAGCTTTTAAATATTATCTAAAATCAACAGCGGAACAGTTGCTGTTAGATAATGAACAGAAGCTTGCTGATGAAAGCAAATTGCAAGATTTGTTTCAATTAGATTGGGAAAGCACACCAAAGGGTATGCAAGAAAAAATGAACATGTTAAGAGCTTTAGCTTCTGAAGATTCAACTATAAATCCAATTCTTGCATATTTGGATATTTATGATACTCGATACTCTGAAAGAGAAGCTGAATTAAGGGATCAAGAACTCAACGCAAATGTTAATATAACCAAAGTTAGAGATTATAATTCTTTACCATTTGTACAATTGGTCAACTTGTACAATAATATGAAATATAATGAAAAGTTTGGATTCAAACCTCATAAATTAGCTCCAGTTGCTATGGACTCTGATGAAAAATCAGATGGAGCATATATTGAATTGAAAAAAGTATTAGATTCAATCAATAATGAAGAAACATGGACAAGTAAAATTATCAAAAATAAAAAATATATCGAAGATTTAATTGACATGTTATCACTTACAGATTCACAGAGACAAAATATCAAAGGATATACAAAAACTATGTGGAGTGATGCAACTGGTAGAACAAAAATCAACACAGCTCAACTTATGCTTCAAGAACTCAACAAATATAGGAAGCAATTATCTGAAAATGTTTCAAATTCATTCGATTCTTATATATCATCCATAATGGAATCCATGGAGTTTGATCATGACGATTATGAAATCGATATGATCGAATTACTAGAAAAAAAATCAACTAAATGTACTGGTCCAACTAAAAAAGCCAGCAGTGATAGAAAAGGTAAAAAGTGGACAAAATGCGCTCGCCAATCAGATGGTTCTTATAAAAGAATTCATTGGGGACAAGCTGGAGTTCGTGTAACTGGTAAATCAGGAAACACCAAGAGAAAAAAAAGCTTTAAAAAACGCCACGGATGTTCATCCGCTAAAGCAGGAACACCAAAAGCCATGGCGTGTAAAGATTGGGCGTGATGTTAATTAATTTAAAATTATGAATGAATTTGATCAACTATATAATCTTCTTCTTGAGAAATATAAACCAAAAAAGAAGAAAAAAGTATCTAAATTAAGAGCTAAATGCCAAGCTAAAGCAAAATCTAAATACGATGTCTGGCCTAGTGCATATGCTTCAGGGTACGTCCAGAAATGTGTCAAAAGAAAAGGCAAAATGAACTAATATGAATTCTTCAACAAAATTAACCCAAATTGAAATATTAGAAAACCTCAGAGATTGGTTTGCTCCTCATGTGGATAAAAAAGGTCGCAAATTCAAAGGATGGATAAATTGCAAAACTGGTGGTCCTTGTGGTAGAAAAGATACATCAAAAGGATCATATCCAGCATGTAGACCCACTAAAGCACAATGTGCTAAAATTAAAGGTAAAATGTATAAAAAGAAAAGTTCTGCTAGAGTTCGTTGGAAAAAGAAAGCTGATTGATCTAATGCATTAAATATCTTTAATGGCAATTAAAATTAAATCTCTTGAAGCTAATTCATTAGACAAAACATCTTTAGATAATGGCTATTTATATAAAGATTTAGCGTTGGATCTTAATCCCGCATATTCTTATAATAGTCAACTCAATAGAAAAGAATTTTTAAAAGACGTTCAAGCATCTTATGATGTTCAAGCTATAAAAAATAGTATAGTTAATGCTTTTTTAACAGCTCCTGGTGATAAAATATTAAATCCAACATACGGAATTGATTTAAGACGATTTTTATTTGAACCCATTGATGATTTCACAACTGAAATTATTAAAGATGATATTCAAACCAATCTTCCATTGATGGAACCTAGAATAACCATCGATAATATCTACATCTACCCAGATGAAGAAGAAAATCAATACGATATAGAGTTACAAATAAACGTTCCCAGTTTAGGTGTTTATGGATTGAACATAAAATCTAGACTTAATTCTTCAGGATATACTATTTTATAACTTCTCCCATTAAATATTTTTTAAAATGAGTGATACAAAAACATTAGAATACAATTTACCAACGGATGCTTATATAAATTTCGATGCGGTATCTTTAAAGAATTTTATCATTCAGAGATTGAATGAAAGTTCAAAATTCACTGATCAAAACTATGAAGGAAGTAATTTATCATCATTGATTGATATCATTGCTTATACCACTCACGTTTTGATGTTTTATCTCAATCAAACAAGTTCAGAATCTTTATTCACACAATCATCGATTTATGAAAACATGAATCGTATTATTAAACTCGTTGGATACAACCCAACAGGAAAGCAAACATCTCAAGTACCAGTTAATTGCACAGCTAAATCAACATTACCAGCTGGTAGTTATTATTTGAAAAAATATAGTTACTTTCTAGTGGATAATATTCAATATACAATATTGGATGATTTCTTTTTTGAAAAAGTAACCAACAGTGATGAAACTATAACAACGATAAATGATAATTTAATTTTATATCAAGGAAGTGTCGGAGAATATCCAACTTACACATCAGAAGGTTTGGAATTCGAAACGTTTCCAATAGTTGTTGATAATTTAGTCGATTCAAACAGCGTTAATTTTATAGCAGATGGTACAATTTCAGTTTATGTAAAAGAAAAAGACACAGAAACTTGGTTTGAATATTCAAAAGTTAATACTATATTTTTCTCAAGTGCTAATGAAAAAATATATGAACTGAGATTGAATGAAAATGGCCATTATGAAATAAAATTCGGTAACGATACATTCGGTAGAAAATTAGAACAAGGCGATGAAGTAAAAGTAATGTATTTGTTGAGTGATGGTAACGCAGGAACCATTAGTAAAAATGTAATTAACGGAAATAAGCTGTTCAATTATTCTTCCAGCACATTTAATCAAATATATGATGATGTATATAATCAAACATCAACTTTAATAACTAAAGATAAAAGTTCATTATTAACTTTTGTAAACCCTTTAAACTCAACTGCGATCAGCGATGCTGAAAGTGTAGAAGATCTTAAAAATAATGTACCATTTTTAATTTCATCTCAATATAGATTAGTAAGTGAACAAGATTATGAAATTTATTTGAAGAAAAGCATTCCAAATATTTTAAAATCCGTAAAAGTTGCAAATAATGATAAATTTTTGGAAGAGTATATACAATATTTTTATGATATATGTGTAAATCCAAATAAAGTAAACAGAGTTTTATTAAATCAAGTTAACTTTGCCGATAGTTGCGATTTTAATAATGTTAATATATTCTGCGTTCCAGATTTTACTATAAGTGTTGATGAATCTTATCCAACATATCTACCAAATAGCTTTAAAAATTTAATTAAAGATTTAACAAATGATAAAAAGATGTTAAGTCATGAAATAATTCCACGAGATCCTGTTTATATGGCATTCGATGTTGGATATTCATCAAAACCCGCTTCTAAAAATGCATATTTTGATAGTAAAATAGTAGCTACATTAGATAAAAATACCAGAATCAGCAAACAAACTATAAAAGAAGCGATTAGAAATAAAATAGTCGATTTCTTCAAAGCGGACAGCAATCAACTCGGTGGTATTATGAATTTATCCACTTTAACAAGCGATATTTTAAATATTGAAGGTGTTAATTTAATACAAACTGTAAACAGTGCGGAAAATGCTACACTCAACGGTTTATCTTTTGTAACATGGAATCCAGTTTTTGAAGGGGTTGATTCTGAATTCGTAAATCAAAATACAACAATGCCATTTTTTAAATTTCCTTATTTTTACAGACCTTTGAATTTAATAAACAAAATTGAAATTATATAATTTGAAACATGGCATCTATTAATACATTCTGTCCACCAGCTACTATAGGAAGTTTAAATATAACTTCGCGACAAACTGGAGATGTACAACCATTAATCCCTGGCGCTATATATAACTACACATCTTGTAGTGTAACTGTTACAAATCCTTGTAGACATATAGGTCAAAACAGCGCGTTTTCATATAGTCTTGATTTTTCAGAACCGATCACCAGCATAAAGGTCACTATTGTCGGAACTGGTTGGGGAAAACTCCCAGACAATAATGAAAATTTTATTTTTACAACAAGTTCTGGAGTTCCAAATATAAACATAACAAACAGTTGTTATACAACAATTGCAGGAAATCAAGTGTTCTCTGGTAAAGGAACGCCAAAAAATGTAATTGGCCAAGGAACTGGTGGGTTTGTAGCTATAATTAGCTCACCTACCCCATTTACTTCATTAACAATTAGCGGAAATGGTGGAAGCATGGGGTCTATAATCGGATTTGCAGATCCAAAAGTAATACCACCCACAACTACAAGCACTAGTACTACACCAGTTCCTACAACTACAAGCACTAGTACTACACCAGTTCCTACAACTACAAGTACTACACTAGCTCCTACAACTACAAGTACTACACCAGCTCCTACAACTACTACAACTACTACTACTACCACCACCACTACTACCACCACCACTACTACTACCACTACTACACCAGCTCCCACCACCACTACTAGTACTACAAGCACCACCACAACAACCCCAACCCCGACTACCACCACTACAAGCACCACAACACCTGTGCCTATATTGGATGACCCTCCAAATTCTATAGATGTACAGTTTGATGTATTGGATTATAAAGATGAAAATGTATTAAGCTCTTATTCATTAGAAATAACTCCATTAAAATTCATACCAAGGCTTGAAAATATAGAAAATGCAAAAATATTGTGGAATTTTGGAGATGGTACAACCTCAGAAGTTTTAACTGCATTAAAATCTTATAATTATCCAGGAAAATATTATGTTAATTTAGTCGTTTATGATTGTTTCAATCATGCTAAAATTTCTATATATACTGCTGAAATAATGATATATGATTATTTGCCTCACACCTTTTCAATTAATAATTTACCAAACAATTCTGAAATAACTTCATACAGTGGAAAAATAAAAGGACCGTGGACAGTTATTGCAACATATCCAGCATATCAAAATAAAGGAAATGTATTTTATGAAGTTGAAGGCAGCAAAAGCGTACATCATCAAACTCAAAAAACTAATAAATATGGACATTTAGAAAATACATATGGATTATATGATAAATTTTTAAATAAAGGATTAAATTCTTATCAATTTAGAGAAATTGATGATATAGAGGTTTCAAATAACCCGATATATGTTAAAAAACTAAACAAATCAATAGTAAGATGTTCAAAAAATGACGATGGTTCTGAATTTGCAGGTATAAGTGGAAATAAAAACATATATTTCAAAGATGATACACCAACAGATCAAGATATAATTAGATTTTATTTTGATAAAACTAATATATATTCCCCAACATCATCCAAACACGTTTCATATTTTAATACTACATCGATATTATTATCTTGTAAAGTATTGCCAAATACATTATCTGCAAAATATAGCATAACTTCAAATGGATTGGATGGCGAATATTATTCTATTTCATCATTTGATATTAATCCAATACAATTTATAGGTAATAAAATATATTTTACAGTTAAATTGAAAGATGATGATAATTTTTCAATAAAAACCAACCCGATAAGTTCTAGATTTTTTTATGATCCTTATACAATTCAAATTTCAAATAATGAAAATATTGAATTTTATACTACGCCAACTATGATTAAATCTTATTTGGGTGCAGATAGATATTATTTTGATACAAAATATCTTATTGATCTTGATTTAATTTCTGAAAATACAATAAATGGACCTTATCGAATCACAATTTATGATTGGGGAACCGCGCAAATTGCTTTAAGCTCATCTGAATTTTATTTGTATCCAAAAGATTATTATAAAATGTCTAAAAAGCATGAAGATTTTGATATGGGCGAAATCTTAAAAGACTTAAGATTCCAAGAATCATTAATAGACAAAAATGTATTATTTGATGATTTCTTAGGAGCTATTTATAATCAAACAACCCCAATAGATGATAATTTAGGAGCTAAATTATATGAAAAAATATCCAATTTTGTGGAAAACACTCAAGATGTTGATAGAAATGAAATACCAGCTTTAATTTCACAGCTTGAAATGTTGGATGGGGATGTTTTGAAAAATGTTGTCAATTATCCTGAATCTATAAAACGTATTTTAAACTTGATAAGTATATCAAAAAATAAGTTAAATGGTTATGAAAACAAATTTTCAAACAATTTTGATATAAAAGGATACTCTTCAAAAGAAGAATATGGTAAAAATTTAGGAAATCAAATAACCACATTAACTTATACTATAACTGCAGGAATTGATATAGTCGCATTAGAAAAATTCAGCAATACCTATAAGCTTTTAAACACATACATACCTCTTTCAGCATCCAGCATAACTCTAAACAACCAAACATACAAATTAAGTTCATACAATGATACATGGGGGTGGCCTTTGATATTACCAGGTAATTTCACATCCAGAGATTTTGATAAATATTACACATTCTTTGAATATGTAAGTACTTATGATGGAACAATCACTGACTACACATTAGATTTTAATAATTCAATGTGTACAATACCCCAATCAGCATCATATAATGATTTATATAAACAAAATGGTATATTTGATCATATATTGAGAGATAAACTTGCGTCACAATTAAGATTATCTGCATAAATAATCATATATGTCGGTTACTGCACAATTTGGATATCCTGATATTCCAAAATCTATAACAAACGCTAATGTTCAAACAAAAGACGCTTTGGATGTCAGTAATCCGATGTCATTTATATTGTTCATAAAAACAATATCAAATTCTTTCGAACCTTCCAATTTACAAGCTTATTATAATGAATATTTAAAAAGATGGAATTCGATTAAGAAAAATAAAGAAATATCAGATTCAGAATTAATTACTGAAAAATATAGAGAATTTTTAAAAGAAATATCATTAAATTATTCAACTTTAGAAGAACAGAAATTTTTATCAAATCTTGATTTCAATGATCCCTCAGATTTAGAAATTGCGTTACCGTTCTACAGTAAAAAACTCATAGAAATATCTGAGTATTTTAATAAAAAGAGAGAAGAAGCTAAATTTCAATTATTAAAGAAGAAATTAGTAGGTACTAATTATGGATTACAAAAATCAATAAATGATTTTACTATAAATTATTTAGAATCTATACAAGACGGTTCATTTTATTTTAATATAGATGATATTAAAGCAAAATTAGAGATTGAAATTGAAGAATTGTTCGATACATATCCATCATATTTCAATCAAACGCCAAATGAAAGAATATATGATAATAAAGATTTAGATTGGGGTTATGACATATTTTTAAAAACCAACGCTGAATTATTATCCACTACATTTGCCAGCGTTAGTTCTTTATCTGCTCTCAAAGAACTTAACGATTTAATTGATAATAAAAGAAAATTAACAAAAAAATATTTATCAACTGATTTTTATTACATATCAACTGGTCCAACATTATCAGGAAGCACAACGTTCGATTTCGTTTCTGGAAAATTATTTGATGTTAGTAATAATGCAAAAAACTTTTTAAACATTGATTATCCTACAACAGCATCTACTAGAAAAAACAACATACAAACTCCAAGAGAGATTGGATTTTTCAGACCTCATAAAAACGCTATTGTTATAATAGATGGAAAAAATTTATCATTCAATATTAATAGATCAGCATTGGAAGAAAATAAAATTTATTATTTTCCCGATCCTTTGGTTCATGATTCTGAATTAATAACATATTCAATCGATGGTGATTATTTAAAAACAAATTTCACATCTGGGTTAGCAAAAAATCAACCAATACAAACCCAAGACGGTGTTTTTTATCAAGGATATACATCTCAAAATGATATAACCCCAATCCCAGATTTGAGTATGTTATTCAACATGGGATATATACATGATCAAAAGAAAGATGTATATGGAAACACATTCGGATTAATAAAAGACAATTATAATTTTAGAGAAAACATAAGTAGAATTGATTATAATTATATAAAAAGTATGCTCTTAAATGGTTATCAATTTTTTGATGACAATTATAACGAAGGGTTTGATTTCGATTATAGTTATAGTGATTATTATACAACAACTAATAGTACAAAACGATCTGGCCTTTCAACTTACACAAATTCATTTACTGGAGCTTTTGATTATACATATACTTTATTTTTTAGATATTTTACGCCATTTGAAGAATTATATATTCCTCCCGATCAATTAGCTACAAATAATGAAATATTGGAATGTGTAGGATTTAATAAACCAAACGGTGACTTTCATTTAGATCCAATATCTTCAGATTTATCAGCATTTCCAGGTGATGAAAACTATTATTTTTCAAAATTAATAGAAGGCGGCATTCACACATTAACTCCTACAATAATAAGAGGATTAAAAGATCCTTTATTTCCAAGCATAACAGCATCGTTTGAAAATAATTATAAATCTAATATTGTAGAATGTGGATTATTTACAGATAAGTATAATTTTGATGTAGATTTTACTTCCAGAGAATATTCATTTATATCTGATATAGATTCAACCAAATATACATTAACGTCATCTATATCAACAGTGGTGGAAAGATTGTTTGATAGATATGATTTGACAGGGAACATATATGTTAAAAACGTATCAAATCAACAATCTTATAAAATTACAGATTTATTTTCATATTGGAATTTAAAATTTCCAATTGATTTAATCACTGAATTAAATGGATCAATAAAATCATTCGATTTTATAAATGATGTTATATTAATAGAAACTTCCAATTATTTCATGGTTGATAAAGTGAAATATAATTCTGGAAATTTTGAAAATCCCTTGACAGAAGGGATATTTATAAATCATTCTGATAATGATTTCAATAAAATTTCAAATAGATTTAAAATAAACAATGATGTTTATTATTGTTTATTAGAAACATTGTCATCATCATTATCATCAAATAATTTAATAATTTATCCAAAAATATATAAATTTAATACATTAAATTTCACAAATGATGAAATTTTCCCAATATCTATTTCAAAAATAGAAAATAATTCAGGATATTTTGCAATTTCTTCGAATAATGTAAGATATACACATGCTGAAAATCCCATAATTATACACGATAGCAGAGCAAACATATTAAACATATCATTTTTAATAAAAGATCAAAATAATTATTTTTCTTTACAAGAATTTGAATTCGATATCAATTCAAATATGGACTTATTAAATCATACGCAATATTTTGATAATTCATCTATATATTCAAACATTTTCAATAAATCATTACCGTTGATGAATTTAAATGTATTATTATCATCAAATCAACCAACTATATTGAATGAAAATCTTGTATTATGAATACTAAAACTTTAATATTATCAACCACTTCCTCATCATACAACAATGTCATGGATGCTGTGATTCTTAATGATGCAACCGTTTTAAATATATCATTAGGTGATGTTTATGAAGATGTATTGCCTATAAGTTTACAAATAAATTGGGGAGATAATAATATATTATATTATGATAATGATTTGTATAAAGTTTACAGAAAAGAAAGCATAATTCCAGAAGTGATATATGGAAAATTTAGCAAAATATTACAAGATACTTATAGTTTTGAATATTATCCATCAAAAACAGCAACCTATAAAAAAATGACGGCTCAGTTTTTGATAAAATATACAAATAAAGACACTACGTTAATAACTATACCAATTGAAATTAAATCAGCAGATTATTTTGAATCTGTATATGATATGAAAATGATTTCTACTCATATTTTACCAGAAGACGGATTCAAAACTCATAAATTTTTAACAAGCAAAGGCAATTATGTGGTAGAAGTGGAATCACCAATGTCAGAAAACAGATAGTGGGGGAGAGTTCGTTTATAACGGTTCAGTTGATTCTACTGGATTATGGACTAGACCATTGACTGATGCTGAAATTGTCGCTCTTTACAATAATGGCAGCGGCCTTCCATATGAACAGTTTTAAATAATGTATAGTAACTAAATAATTTAGTGGTATCCAATGTATTTCAACTATCATCTTTAAAAAGCTATCAACTGTCTTGTTCATTGGACGGCCTTGAATTTAAGCAATTTGAAAAAACACACAATGGGGGTATACCACTTTATTTTACAGAGTGTTTTTCTGATGCTTGCGATTATAAATCAAAATTCTATACTGATTTTATTTTAACAAAAAACACAAAATCTTCGGATATTTTTAATTTTAAATTTCCAAAACTTGAAGTTGAAAAGTTTTTAACAACAATTCAAGATGAAGGCTTGTATCTTACATGTGTCGGAGTTGAAGAAAGTTATTTCAAAGATGCTTTTCGTTCTGATGAAATTCCTGATTATAGAGGATGTTTGTTTAATAAATTATCATCATCCTCTTCCCCATTAACATCATTCACTTTGGACTTTTTTGAAAAAGAAAAATGTAAAATATCATGTCAAATAGATAATGAAACTTATTATTTGATTTATAATGATGTTAAACAAAACGATCCTTATTTTATCAACGAAAGATTGCTTTCATCCGATGATTCAATAATTCAACCACATCATTTCAATTACATTTATCAAGAAAATTACAATTTTATAACATTTTTTAAAGAAACTGCTGATGGTATATATTATCTATATAGAGATGATCATAGATTAAAAGCATCTTTAATAACAGGTTTTAATAAACTTAATGTTATAGAAAGTGTTTTTAAAATATCCAGAAATAAATATTTCAATTTTGATTTATCTTTGAACAGTACATTCATAACATATAATAATGATGATAATAAAATCGATATAGATAAAAGTGAATTCGATTTAAAAAATAACTTTTTAATACACAAAGGAAATTCAGTTAAAAATTCAAAAAGCAGCATTACAGTTTTAAAAAATCACTTCTTACCTCATTTAGATCAAATATCAAACGCTAATAATTTATTAAGTGGTATTAAAGAGCAATCAAATACAATTTATGTAGATAATATTAGAAATTATACTTCAATATTTGAAGATATTTCTACAGAAAAAGACGATGATTTAGAATTAAATTATGTTTATCATAATAAAAGTTACACTATAGTACCAGGAAAAAATGAATTTGTGGCTCCTGATAATATGTTCCCATTTTCACAACTTAATATAAATGATTCTAAATTAAAAGAAGCTGGGGCGTTTTCATTTCCATCTCCTGACTTGGCAGACAAGGTATATTATTATGATAACGATGTTCAAATAACCAATAATCAACATTATTTATGCACTTGGTTGTCTGGAGCTGCTGGATCTACCAATTCTGTTTGGGTAGATAGATACTATTATCCAGACCGCATAAACAAACAAGATGCATTGAATGGAAAATCAGTTTTTTCTAAAACATATGATGAATACATAGAAGAATATATCGAGGCCAATTCTTCTATATCTGATGGAATTGATAATTTTAAATTTTTTGATAAAAAAAGTGAATTAATTTTCAAACCTAATAAAAAATACATTTACGAGAGAGTTTCTTTTGCGAAAGAAACAACCGAAGCTATCACATATTGTAATACATTTGTATCTAATAAACCATCTAATTACTTTAAAACAATAAACGAATCTGGTCAATTTACATTTGTGTTATATTTCTATGGAAATGGAGAATCTTGGGAAGTTAAAACAGATAGGAATGATGTAAATGCTGGAATTTCTATTGTTAAAACTGGATCAAATGTTACAATTTCCTATATTTTATATGCTACGAATAGCTCAGGACAATTAGCATATAGAAAATACACAAAAACAGTAAATTTCAAAATCTTTAAAGAAAATGCAATATTCATTGGATTTGATTCATATTCAGGTAATGGATATATATTATTCAATGAAGATCCGTTGATGCTGTTTAAAGAACAGGCTGCTAGATTTTCAGAAAGAAATATCATTCTAGGTGACTTTTTTGTATATGAGACTGATAAAGTAACAAATAAAATAAATAAAATCAATTTATTAAGTTATTCAGGATCAAATATATCTGATAAGTTTATAGCTGATAGGTTTTATTCTAAAGATTTAGTGTATTCAATATCTATATCTAAAGGAAAATACAGTATAAATACCATATACATAACATTACCATGTGGTATGAGAAATGGAAGTGATAATATTAAGTTAGTACATACTGTGTGCGGAAATACATCAAGCAAATCTAATAAATCTAATATTTTTGTAAAAAATATTGATATCGAAAATGAAGAAATATTAAACGACTTAGAAAATGAACTTAAATCAAAAATTGAAACTGTTTTACCAGTTTCAAACGATGTAAATATAATTATAAATAAAAAATACAAATGATTTCATATTATAAATATACTGAAGGGGAAGCATTTACAATAAATGGATCTGATTATGTTGGTTTCTTCAACGTGGTTGAAGGTAAAGCGTATACTGGAAAGAAAAAAACAGAAGCTAGTGGAGAATTAGTCCCAAAACAAACATTTATAAGTGAAATATATTTGAGACAATTAGAATTTGATTCTAATTATGTACAAAACATCAATTTATTGTCAGTTTCCCAAGAAAAATTTGATATTTTTACAAAAACTAATTTAGAAAAAGTAATAGATACTATAAATTTAAACAATCTTAACATATATAAAAGTTTAGTTTTACAAAACCCTAACTTTTTAAGTTTATCTAATGCAAATAATCTTTTTTATGGGTTATCTTCAACATATTCTGATATCAGAAATAATGATGATGTCTATGGAAAAACCGTATATACTCAAATAGATCCTTTTAAATATAGTGGCGTTTGGGAATTTTTAGATAACATAAAAAGTGGCACTTTCACAGTTAAAAATAACGATGAATTTGTATATTTTTGCACTGATAATATCAACATATATGCTATAGAAGGAAGTTTCTCAGATCCTTCTAAAAAATTAGAATTATTAGAAATAGATAAATCAACCGATACCAACACTATAAGAAATGTTCTGATAGATGACATCGATTTGAATATTTTTCAAATAAAAGACAGCTCGATTATATTATATGAATATGAACCTTTTATAAATTGTGGAAATTTATTGAAAAAAGACGAAATATATCTTCAAAAAGATTTAAAATTTGTAAGAATTGGAAATTCAATAAGATTAGAAGTTACAAATAGTGATATTTATATTAAAAATAAATATTCAAATGATATTTTTTATAAAGCAGATATAAATTCTTTAAATTTAGGATTGATACTAAACTGTCAAGTTAGAATTATAGATGATTTAATAGCAATAATATCAAAAAATAATAATAAATTTTATATAACATATATAGATCCAGAATTCCCAGATGAAATTTTCAATCAATTTGAATTATTATATTTCAATGATTCAAGTTTTAATTTATTATTTTCTGATATCGATTCAAATATAATTATATTAACTTTTTCAGACTATATTCAAGTAAGATTTATAAGCAATTCCACTTATCCAGCCAGCACATCCAGCAATTATAATTATTCAAAATCAAATTTTAAATATTTAAAAGATCACACCTGGAACACTAATACGCTTTTATATAACTTTTCAAATATTATAAAATGGAACTCTAACGCTTTAAAGTCAAATTCGTACAACAATATATTAATTGATACCAAAAATATTGGAAATTTAAGCTATACCATAGTTCATAATGTTGGTAGAATTTATGCAATAAAAAAAATAGCATCTGAAGATTTTAAAATATTTAAAATTCCTAAAAATTTACCAAAAGCGTTTACTAATGTAGAATGTTCAAACTCTTCTTTTGGCTTGTATTTAAATAACACTTTAAAAAATATAGTCACAGATACTATAAGTATTTTCACAAACAACGAATGCAAGGCAAAAATGTCACAGAATGGAGAAGATGTAATTATTTCAGAACTTGAAAATATAAAAATATCTATAGAAAATATGTTTTTTAATGGAAATGAACAGCTAAATGTCTCAACATTAAACAGAATTTTTGAAACAATTATCGAATTGCAACGAAAATTAATTAATTAATAAATATTGTATAAAATATTCAATGAGTAAATAGTAATATATGCCAAATAGTTTAGAAAATCAATTTATTGCTGATACATTCAAGGCATTATTGCACACTGGAAACATCAGTTTAAGTTCTGGTTCTCCCGATGCTAAAATTTATTCAGGTGATGGGTTTGAATCGTCTTTAAGTGTATCTACAATATCAAATGGAATTAAAGTAAGTGGCGATGCTACAATTTATGGAAATGTTATTTCCAGCAAAAGTGGCAATTTTTCTGGATCTTTAAGTTCTGGTTCTCATACAGTAACTGGAGATTCCAATATAAGTGGAAGTGTTGATGTTGCTGGTGGTATAAATATCGGAGGTTCTTTAAATTCTGGTTCTCATACAGTGACTGGAAATTCTAATATAAGTGGAACTTTAGCTTCTGCTTCTCATACAGTGACTGGAAATTCTAATATAAGTGGAACTGCTAGAGTTGGAGGAACAACAACAATAATTGGATCTTTAAGTTCTGGTTCTCATACAGTGACTGGAAATTCTAATATAAGTGGAACTGCTAGAGTTGGAGGAACAACAACAATAATTGGATCTTTAAGTTCTGGTTCTCATACAGTGACTGGAAATTCTAGAATTACAAACAGGATTGATACTAATACAATCTACGCTGATACATATTTAAATTTACCAAGCACTGATACAAGAGCCGATATAGTAAATCATATCTATCCTGTTGGTAGTATATTTTTATCTTTTACAAATGTAAATCCATCCGTCAGATTCACTGGCACATCATGGGTCCAGGTTTCTCAAGGAAGATTTGTAGTAGGTGTTGGTACTGGTAATGATGGTATTCAAAATAAAATATTTACAGCTGGTAATAACACTGGTGAATATACACATCAACTTACAATAGCAGAAATGCCTAGCCATACACATGAAACTTATGCACAACCTTCAAACGATGGTGATGATGGAGGGGGCAGTGATTGGAATCCTTATTCCTTTTTAACGGAATCTAGTGCTACAGGAGGAGATCAATATCACAACAACACCCCACCTGGGTTTGGTTTGTATGTATGGCAAAGAACAGTGTAATAGAAATTTAAAAATATGGCAAGTGTAGTAATATCAAAAATTAAAGTTAGAAGAGGAACCGATACTCAAAGAAAAAACATAGTATTGGATCAAGGAGAGCTTGGATATACAACGGATACAAACAGATTATATGTTGGCAATGGTGTTATAAATGGTGGTATAGTGGTCGGTTCAAAAATACACCCACCATTATTTTCAACAGGAGATTTAACATCTGTTATATCTGAAGTTGGAGATATTGTTTGGGTTAACGGCATTTTTTATCAATTAATATCTTCTGATTACACCGATTTATATTCATGGAAAAATATAGGAACATTATTAGATTCAGAATATTTTGAATATGATGGAAGTAATCAAATAACTTTAAAAAATAATGTTATCAAGACAGCAAATTTAGCAGATGAGATTAGAGATGGTTTTTCAGTACAAGTCGATAATTCAACAATAGAATATGTCGGAGGAAACATATTAAGAATTAAAGATCTTGGCGTTTCTAAAGAAAAATTACAATCTTATTCAGTAACTAATGATAAATTATCTCCTGATGTTATTGGAAATGGCTTGCAGGGATCTGCTGGATCTCCAATTTCATTAAAAATTGACGGATCTTATTTTTATTTTACTCCAAATGGATCTCTTGGAATTTCTTTATCGGCAATTCAAACATATGGTGATAATATAACAACTGTTAAAAATTTAACAGGTGGGATTGTAGTGAAAACCAATTCTATTGATGAAAATTATATCAAATCATCAATGTTTGGTAATGGAATAAGCGGCGGGGCTGGTAATAAAGTAGCATTAAATGTTGATAATTTAACTTTTGGATTTAATCCAAGCTCTAAACTTAAATTAAATACAAATTCAATTGATGAAACTTATATCACATCATCTACTTTTGGTAAAGGGTTAGTCGGAGGTTCTGGAAACAAAGCAACTTTAAACATAGATCCTACATTTTTTAATTACAATACATTAAGCGCTTTAACATTATTGAGCGCAACAATAGATCATAATTATATTAATTTCGCATCATTTGGTGATGGTATACAAGGAGGAAGTGGAGATTTAATTAAATTAAAAGTAAAGGAAGGATTATTCGATTTTGAAGTTGGTAAATTGCAATTATCAGCAAATAGCGTGACAGAAAAATATATAAATTCAAATGCGTTTGATCGTGGTATAATAGGGGGAAATAATCAAAAAATTTCTGTAAATGCAACAAATAGTTTTTCATTTACATCAGCTAATGAATTAGAACTTAACTCCACACTTGGATATAGTTCTAATACGGCGACAATAAGTTCTATTAATAGCGTAGGATCTATAAGTTTAAGCAGTGGTGTGATTTTTCCTAGAATATCATGGGATGAATTTGGAAGATTGACAGATATTAAGACTTCTATAGTTGAAGTTTTAACTGGAAATTCTAGTTTAAGCGGATTCAATGTAAGTAATTCACTATCTTCAATTTTCAATGGTTATATCACACAAGGACCACAAAACAGTGCAAATATTACAAGATTTACAGCAACAGATCACAGAAACAACACATATGTATTATCAAGTGCTGGATTTTTAGCAATTTCTCATGAAAATACAAGCTTATCTGGACAAAGACTAAAAAGATTTGCAATTCCAATATTTGCTTATTAATTTCATCACATAAATAATATTATGCCTAATTCAATAGAAATTTTCGAAAATACATTACTTCAATTAATTACAAGACAAGGTACTGATAATGATAGAACCGAAGTAATTTTAAAATCTGGAGAACTAGGGTACACAACTGATACAAAACGTTTATTTGTTGGGGATGGTAGTGAATATGGAGGCAACGTAGTTGGTAATAAGTTCAGAGGATATACCACCAATTTAACAAGTTTAGGTAGTGGTTTAGTTGGAGACATTGCATATAAAACAGATGAAAATAGCATATACGCTATTTTATCAGGAGATGGTACAAATTCAGCAAACTGGAGAAAAATAGGGGGTGTATATACTGCAGCAGATGGAAGCATCAATATAACAGTAGATAATAAAATTTCTGTATTGAGTTTATCAGCTGGAACAATTTCGCATGACTTGATGGGACAATCTATAATTTTAGATTCTACAAAAAGATTAACATTGTCTTCAACGATAGCAACGAATTCAATCGTACCTCAAAGAAACACACAATATTTAAAACTTCCCGAATATTTATCTATAAATTCAAATGAATACACCTTTCCGATAGGTGAATTAGGAAATAATAAATATTTAAAAACCGATGCAGTTGGAAGATTATCATGGAGCGCTTTGGGATCTAATGTTAATTATTTTACATATAATAGCGGTGGTATATTACCAGTTGGAACTATAATATCTACATTAACATCAACGAATTTAAATACCGATTGGGTAATTTGCAATGGACAATTATTAGCTGGTGTTAATTATCCAGAATTATCGGCTGTTATAGGAACAACATTCGGTGGAAACACAAGCGCATTTAGAGTTCCTAACTTAAACAATGATATGTTATATGGGACAAGTTCAAGTCCTTATAATTCTACCATTTATACATTCACATCTGGCACATCAGCAAATAGATCACAATTGTCGGCTATTGGTGTGAACTTTTTCGTAAAAGCAAAACCAGACAAGGTAATAAAAGGAACTTTACAAATTGATTCTCCATTAAATGTAACAATAAATGGAACGAATAGAAATGATACAAAAATTTCAGCATTAACTACATTAGACAGTGATGTTAAAATTTCTTTACCATCTAGTAGAATTAAAGTAAGCTATCCCCTCGGAGTTGCTAAAGATTTATCAGATGTTACTGGATCTTATGTAAGTATTTTTAATGGTGATTTAGATATAACTGGACCAACTAATACTTTAAAAGTTGATGTTCCTTTAAAATTAACAGTCGATGGAACCGATAGGACTGGAACAGCTGTAAGTCCATATAATGGAAATCTTAACATACAATTAAACACCTCAAATACAATAAAAGTAGACACTCCTTTATCATTAACTGTGGATGGAAGTGATAAAACTGGACAAACTGTTGATTTAGACACTCCAAATCAAAATATGGTGGTTGATTTAAATTTCACTAATATGATGAATACGATTTACCCAATCGGATCTATTATATTTTCTATAGATAGTTTAAATCCTCAAAATAGATTCGGAGGAACGTGGGTTCAAATATCTCAAGGAAGATTTGTAGTAGGTTTTGGCACGGGTAATGACGGTATTCAAAATAAAGCATTTGCAGCTGGTAATAACACTGGTGAATATGAACATCAACTTACAATAGCAGAAATGCCAAATCATACTCACCCAAACTCAAAAACTATAGGTGGGTCTACAGGTGATAAAAGTAAACCGTATTTATATATGACGTATGCCGATGGTGGTCAGTCATCGTTTGGACCTGTTTCACCCACTGATGGTGCTGGGGGAGGACAATATCATAATAATACTCCTCCAGGTTTCGGTATGTATGTTTGGCAAAGAACTGCTTTAGCTTAATAATCAATGAGTGTTCCAAATGATATTTTATTACCAGTTAATGCGAAGTATATTAGTTTTGTTGATCCAAAATTAAAATTCAATCCGCATTATGATGTAGTGTGGAGTTTTCAAATAGCACTTACAGGTACAGAACACGCATTTTCAACTTTTTTAGTTAATAATTCTAATTTCACTCCTGAAAAAGGACATTATTTAGGACTTCCAATAGATATTAATGCTATAACTACGGAATTATTAATACCAATCACCACAGAATATAGTGAATATATAACAACACAAGAATCTTTATCAACGACATTGATTAGCATATCATTTGATACCACTGGTTTCAACGCATTATCAACGCCTTTTAGAGAAGGATTGAAAAGATCTGAAATTAAAAGAAATAGTTTAACAATAAGAAATGATAATCAAGAAGTAATATATCATAATGCACTTTCAGCATTAGCATTATCTGGATCGCAAACAACATTCGTGATGACATCATCACAAACATATTGGCAAACTTTAAGATTTAGATTATCTAACTTGGGGTCTAAATTAGATATTGATTTAAAAACTGATAATGATTATGTAACTATATTTTCATTACCTGTAAATATTTCAATCACAAATGAAAATCAAATATATGCAGGTTTTTCATTCACATCTCCAGTATCATCAACATTAACTCCAAACTCTACATTATTTTTGAATAATTTCCATATTCAAGGAAATACATCAACCCCCACATATGAAATTATAGATAACAATCCTTTTGTTATTGATACAGATCCAGATTATCAAATTTTTGATAATAACTTGACTATCATTCCAAAAGCATAATATATTATAATGAATAATTTCAATATTGAAGAACAATTAAATAAATCCGTAGAATGTGTTAATTTAATTAAAGATGAAAATAGTGGAAATTTATATTGTAAATATCTAACAAACAGAACTGGCACATTATTTTCAGCAAATAATAAAGCGTTATGTAATTTTATATGTTCTAAAAAAGGACCATATAACAATAAACCAATTTCTGCAAATGAAGAAAAAGAATTTGTTGTAGAATCTATAAAGAAATTAAATCAACCATCGAAAGAAACAATTCAAAATATATTAAAACAATATAATCTAAATTTTGATATTAAAGTTCCTAGATATTATAGTGAAATAAAAAACAATTTAGAATTTTTAAAAAATTATAAAGGATTTAAAAAATTTACACTAACAGGACCGTGTATAACTATAAATTCAGGAATTGAATATTCAAATATTGATATAGTTATTTGGTTTGATTCATTAGATGATTATTTAAATCAAAAAATAAAAGAATTACTACCGAATAGCATAAACAATACTCCTGTAAATTATCATATATTTACAGGAAATGATGAAGAAATTTCATCTTTATTTTTTTCTCAATTAGACGTTGAAAATAAAATAATATATTTTTCAAAATGGTTTAATATGAATATCAGATCATTACCATTTAATTTTGAAGTTAAGTCTTGTATATATGAGGGATATGATCTTGAATTTATTGAAAAAATTAATGCCATAGATAAAGAAAATGTAAAAGCTAGAATTGGATGGAGGTCCGTTTCAGAATCTTGGAATAAAGCTTCACAATTTATAGATGCGGTTAGTAGCAGAGGATTGATTTCAACAGTATTAGACTATACAGGGGTTGATAATAAAGGTGGAGAAAGAGTATCCGATGAAATTTATAATTTAAGAAGAGAATCTTGTTTTGGGAGTTCTGAAAAAAATATTAAACCTTGTCATTTTTTGTCAAAAGATTCTGATGATATGCATTTTTGCAAAGCGTGTGGATGTGGTACAAATAAACTCGCTGTATTAAATCCAAGACAAGAAGATGGATATTCTAAATTACATTATCCAAATTTAGAATGTCCTTTGGCAAAACCAGGATTTTCTAATCATACTACACAGTAATATTATTTGAAAATTCTTCATCAATTAAATAATTATCGACCATGGCGGAGTGTAACGGATTAAAAATAACAGCGAGATATTCCAATTCGGAAGGTCCGTGTCCTCGTGGGCATCAATGTGATAATGCGGCGTGGAATCTTTATTTAGGGAAAATTTTCATAGGAGAAATAAATTTAAATAATGTAAACGATGGCGGAAATAGAGTTAGTGAATTATATGCAACTGGTGATGACATAAACGATTATATTTCCGAATTTGGATGTAATTTAAAATTTGAAGCTAAGTGCGTTAATGAATATTGCCATTCCAATATCACTTGGTATCAAGTAGAAACTGATGATGGTGAAATATTATTAGATAGTTGTGTTTTAGATTCTTTTGAATTGGATTGTTGCGGTGGAGGACCACCCCCACCACCAGTATCTACAACCACTAGAAGACCTACAACAACCACCACCAGAAGACCAACTACAACAACCAGCACAACAACTGCAACTACTACTAGAAGACCCACAACTACTACTAGAAGACCCACAACTACTACTACTAGAACTACTGATAGGTGTGATCCATCAACACAACGACCTCCAATAATTAATGATCCAACAGACGCAGAATTAACTACTATACCTTCTACAAATTCACCATGGGACATAATATTGATTGACCCTAGTTTACCTTTAAATTCTGATACTATTTTAACAACTACTACTAGCAGCACTACAACAAGCACCACCACACCAAGACCTATTATTATACCATCCACCACAATTCAACCTTGTGAAAAAGATTGTAATAAACTAGGATATTAATAAATATTATATTGTGTAGAAGATAAAATATGGCTTATAACTGCATATCTCCAGGATTAACGATTGAGGTAGTCTATAGATTAAACTCATGCTCTGGATTTCATCAATGTAATGTTGCTATTTATAATTTTATAGTAAATGGACAATTTAAAGGGGAAGTAAATTTAAATAATGGTAATGATGGCGGTGCGCGAGGAACTTCATTTTATTTATCTTCATCAGAAGCAACTGAATTATTAGTACAAACAAATGGAATTTTATACTTTGGAATATTTTGCGCGTTAGAAAATTGTCATGCAAACTTACCACAAGTTATAATAACAGATGATACAGGGGCAACATTATTCAATGATTGTTTATATAATGCATCTTCAAATATTGATTTGAATGTAATATGTGAAACTACTCCACCTCCTACAAGCACTACAACACCAACTCCTACAAGTACCACAACATCAGCTCCTACAAGTACAACTACAACAACCACAACTACTCCAAAACCTCCAGTACCAACAACACTTCCACAACCTCCAATAGATCCCAACGATCCAATCGAATTGGATTCGATACCTTCTGAAAATTCAGATAGAGATATAACTCTAATTGATTCGATAAATCCATTAACATCAGATGTTGTTTTGACAACAACTACCACTACAACAACTACCACTACAACAACCACAACTTTAAATCCCACATCAACCACCATTTCTCAAATATGTAAATCGGATTGTGATAAGTTGGGATATTAATATCAACAAATAAAATATATGAATGATACAAACATTATAACAACAGACAATGAAAACATCGATTGTGTTAATCTTTTAAAGAATGCATCTGGTAAAAAATATTGCAAATTTTTATCAAATAAAATTGGAAAAGAATTTCAAACATGTTCTGAATTATGTAAAATGCATTGTTTTGAAACTGGACCATATAACAATAAATCAATTTCAAAAGAACAAGAAAAAGATTTTATTGTAAAATCAATCAAAGAATATGATATATCTTCATTAAAATCTGTTGAAAAAATATTAGATGATTATGATTCATTTTTTGATATATCAGTTCCTATTTTTTATATTGATATATTACAAAATTTAAAATTTTTAAATAAATTTAACGGATTTAAAAAATTCACATTAACTGGAGATTGTATTATAACTTCCAAACAATCGGATTTAAAAAATTTAGATATTGTTCTTTGGTTTGATTCTATGCAAAATTTTATTAATCAAAATGTAAAATCGGAATTACCAGAAATTATCAATAATATAAAAACAAATTATTATATATATACAGGAAATATTGAAAATGTATCAGATGTTATATATCCACAATTAGATGTTGAAAATAGAAGTATATACAAATCTAAGTACTTCAATATGCAAATTAGAGGATTGCAAGTAGGTCTTCAAATAAAAGAAAATTTAAACGAAGAAAATAATATTATTAAAATTGATAATACAGAAGATATCAACAAAGAAAAAATAAAACCAAAACTTGGTTGGAATTTGGTTGCAGAATCTTGGAGTAAAGCTTCACAATTTATAGATGCTGCTAGTAGTAGAGGCTTGATTTCAACAATGTTGGATTACACAGGAGTTGATAATAAAGGTGGAGAAAGAGTATCCGATGAAATTTATAATTTAAGAAGAGAATCTTGTTTTGGAAATATTGAAAAGAACATAGAACCTTGTCAATTTTTGTCAAAAGATCCTGATGATATGTACTTTTGCAAAGGATGTGGATGTGGGTCAAATAAACTTGCTGTATTAAATCCAAGACAAGAAGATGGATATTCTAAATTACATTATCCAAATTTAGAATGTCCTTTGGCAAAACCAGGATTTTCTAATTATATAGAATGATTGTTAATCCGCTACATTTAAATTTGTCAATAAATAATAATTAAGCATGGTTACATTAACTGTAAATGGTTCTCCATATTCTGCCGCTATAAGTGCGGTCAATGATGAAGATTGGTATAATTTTACACCAAGTTCCACCAGTCTTTATACAATGAGGACATATGGAAATACAGATATGTTGATGTATCTGTATGACAGCGATCAAACAACCCCATTAGCTTCTGATGATGATAGTGGCGGTAATGGTCAATCGTTAATAACATATAATTTAAATGCTAGTCAAATCTATTATTTAAAATTAAGAGGATATGGTTCAAGTACTGGAAATTATGAAGTTGCTGTATTTTTACAAAATCCAAGTTTTACATCTTGTTATGGTACTACATTATTAAACGCTTGTAACTGTAATTCTGGTTCTATAAGCAGATTTTATACTGGATCATTAGGAATTAATACTGTAATATACACTGATAATAGTTTATCAAGCTTTTCAGCAGATGGATTATATCGAGTAAATTCATCAACAGTTTATGTTTTAAGTAGTGGAAATGGAACTATCAATAATATAAGATCATGTCCCAGCAACATTTACTTATATTATGGAGCAACTTCGGGTTCTGCTTGTACTAGTAACACTGGTTCAACTGTATATTATTTTGGATCTTTTAATGTAGGAACCACTCTATACACTTCAGATTTAACTACTACAGTAACTGATGGATATTATAGAAGTGGAAACACAAGATACTTAACAACTGGTGGTGTTATTCAATCTTCTTCAACTTGTCCAAATTCGATTACTTTATATTTTGGTTCTACTAAAGGAACATCGTGTACCAATAACAGCGGGGCAACGGTTTATTACACTGGTTCTTTTACCACAGGAACTACATTATATACTGATGCTAGTTTAACCACTACAGTATCTAATGGATATTATAGAAGTGGAAGTACATCATATCTAGTATCTAGTGGGGTTATTCAATCTTCTTCAAATTGTCCAAGTATAATTTATCTGGAGTTTGGATCTACTAAAGGAATTGCTTGTACAAATGGAACTGGAACAACTGTATATTACACTGGGTCTTTTACCACAGGAACGACTCTATATGCTGACGCAGATTTAACTACAACAGTAACCGATGGACATTATAATTATTACGGATCGATATATCTAACAAGCGGTGGAGTTATTCAATCTATTTCAAATTGTCCAAGTATAATTTATCTGGAGTTTGGATCTACTAAAGGAATTGCTTGTACAAACGGTGTTCAAATTACTACATATTACGAAGGATCTTTCGGTATAGGAACTGAATTATATAGCGATGCTGATTTAACTACCGCAGTATCCAATGGATATTATAATTATTATGGAACGATATATTATGTAGTTAGTGGAGTTGTTGATTCATCTTCGTCTTGCCCAAGTTCACTTTATATAAATTTTGGATCTACAAAAGAAATCATATGCGGTGGTGGTGCTAGTGCTACAACTGTATATTATGAAGGATATTTCGATATAGGAACTGCATTATATAGTGATGTTGATTTAATTACCCCTGCATCTGATGGATATTATAATTATTATGGAACGATATATTATGTAGTTAGTGGAGTTGTTGATTCATCTTCAACTTGTCCAAATTATATTGTTGTATATTTCGGATCTACTGTAGGAACTGCTTGCGCTAATAATACTGGAACAACGGTATTCTATACTGGTTCTTTTACTACAGGAACCACATTATATACTGATGCTGATTTAACTACAACAGTTTCTGATGGGTATTATAAATATGGAAGTTTAGTATATCTAACAAGCAGTGGAGTTATTCAATCTTCTTCAAATTGTCCAACTTCATCTTATTTGTATTTTGGATCTACAGTAGGAACTGCGTGTGTTGGTGGTACTGGTACAACTGTATATTATATCGGTACTCTTAATATAGGAAATACATTATATTCAAATGCTATTTTAACAACTACGGTATCTGATGGATATTATAGAAGTGGAAGTACAGTATATCAAACAATAGGTGGAGTTATTCAATCTCCTTTATTAACTTGTCCAACTGCACGTTCTGCAGTTTTTGGGTCTACTGTAGGAACTGCGTGTGTTGGTGGTACTAGTACGACTGTATATCACACAGGGTCTCTTGGAATAGGAACTATATTATACACCACTGTTAGCTTAACCACCACAGTATCTGATGGATATTATAGAAGTGGAAGTACAGTATATCAAACAATAGATGGAGTTATTCAATCTTCTTCAACTTGTCCAAATTCAATTTATTTGTATTTCGGATCTACAGTAGGAACTTCGTGTACTAGTAATACTGGATCAACTAGATATTATATCGGCGCTCTTAGTGTAGGAAATACATTATATACAGATGCTGATTTAACCATAACTGTTCCTAATGGATATCATAGAAGTGGAAGTACAGTATATCAAACAATAGATGGAGTTATTCAATCTTCTTCAACTTGTCCAAATTCAATTTATTTGTATTTCGGATCTACAGTAGGAACTTCGTGTACTAGTAATACTGGATCAACTAGATATTATATCGGCGCTCTTAGTGTAGGAAATACATTATATACAGATGCTGATTTAACTACAGTAGTATCTGATGGATATCATAGAAGTGGAAGTACAGTATATCAAACAATAGATGGAGTTATTCAATCTTCATCTTCTTGTCCAAATTCTACTTATTT